AATGGCAAACTCATTTAAACTGGTGACAGACACTGGAGTAGGCACTTCCGCTGCCACGGTTCATACTGGTGCTGGTTCTACCGAAACAACAATCATTGGCATGTCGATTGCAAACATTCACACCTCACAGATTGAGGTAGATGTACAGCTTGAGAACAATGACGGTGACAATATCTACATTGTAAAGGATGCACCTATTCCTGTGGGTAGCAGCCTTGTTGTTGTGGGCGGTGAACAGAAAGTAGTTATGAACGCAAGTGATGTCTTGAAAGTTACGTCAAATGTCGCATCTAGCGCAGACGTTGCTTTGTCTATTCTTGAAATTACGTAAGGAATAATCATGGGTTATATCGGCGCAGGTATATCAAGATTTAACACGGCAGACGAACTGACTGTTACTGGTGATGCTGAGTTCAACGGCAACGCTAACTTTGGCGACAGTGACAAGGTTTCTTTTTCTTCTGGAAAACTTGAAATGTACCACGATGGTACAAACGCCTATATTGATGAGACATATGCTAACGGCACGTTTCTAATCAGGGGCAATAACATTTCGCTTCAAAAGTACACTGGCGAGACAATGATACAGTGTGTGTCGGACGGTAAAGTTGAGTTGAACTTCAACAACGTGCCAAAGTTAGAAACCACCTCATCTGGTGTTTCTGTGACGGGCGGGTTCACCGCAACTGACGGCTGCACAATCACCACTGCCGACAACGACCCGCAACTCACACTTGTGTCTACAGATGCGGATGCAACTCAAGGTCCAGTATTAAAGTTTTACAGAAACAGTGCATCTCCTGCTGATAACGACCTAATAGGTCAACTTTTGTTTCACGGTGAAGATGGCGCTGGCAACGACCAGCAATATGCAAATATTCAAAGTATAATTACCAACAATGCTCACGGCAATGAATCTTCCTCACTAAATATAAGCACGATAAAAGGCGGTAGTGTTGAGCAAAGCGTTAAGTTTGGTGCTACTGAAACTGTATTTAACGAAAGTTCATTAGACCTAGACTTCCGTGTTGAGTCTCTTGGCGATGCCAACTCTTTTGTTGTTGAAGGCGCAACAAAGGGCATTGGTATGGGTACGAATGACCCAACCATTGACTCTTCACTGGCTGGGGTAAGTGTAGCTGGTGCTTCACGGGTGCTACATATCCACGATGATAGTGGCGCGTATTTAAAACTTTCAGACCCAGCCAGTGGTTCTAATCGTGGCGCACAGTTTGCGCTGATTGGCACTGATGCAATTCTGAATAATTGTGAAAGTGGTAGAATTATATTCGGCACTGGCAATACGGAGCGCCTCCGCATCCAAAGTGATGGGCGCATGTGTAAAGGCACGACCAGTGCAATTCAAGGCGAGGATATTTCGCACCAATACAATTCAAATAATGGTCCGGGTCTGATGATGAACAGCACAGACACGAGTGGAAACACACATACCCAAGTCATCTTTAGACGCAATGGCGCAAATGTCGGGTCAATACAGACCAACGGCGCTTCAACAGCCTACAATACATCCTCAGACTATCGCCTAAAGGAAGCGGTTACGCCACTCACCAACGCAACCGACAGGCTGAAACAACTCAATCCTGTGCGCTTCAACTTCATTTCTGACGCAGACACAACGGTTGACGGGTTTTTAGCGCATGAGGCACAGGCCGTTGTGCCGGAGAGTGTCAGTGGAACTAAAGACGCTATGTGTGAAGAGCAATACGAAGTCACACCAGCGGTTCTTGACGATGATGGCAATGAGGTAACACCCGCAGAAATGGGTACGCGCTCTGTGCCGGACTATCAGGGCATCGACCAATCGAAGCTGGTTCCGTTGCTTGTGGCAACCATTCAGGAACTCGAAATTCGTATAGCCACGTTGGAGGCCGGAGAATGACTAGAGCAAGAGACTTAGCAGATGCAGCCGATAAGGACTTCAGTGGCACCGTTACTGTAGACAATATAACTATTGGCGGTAACATCTCGCAGGATAGCGGCACGGTTAAGCTGGACGGCAATCACCCTGTTGGCACACAGAATGTTGCACTAGGAGATACTGCATTAGACAGTAATACCACTGGCGGCAGAAACACTGCCATCGGTGCAAACGCTATGACTACCTATAATGTTACAGATAGCGGAAACGATTTTAATGTAGCTGTTGGTTACAACTCTCTGACATCTCTTACAACAGGCTTTTCAAACACGGGTGTTGGTTCTTTAACTTTAGAGTCCACAACCACGGGAGCGAACAACACTGCCTGTGGATACGGTGCGCTTGATAGCAATACAACAGCAAATAACAATACGGCTGTTGGTTATGATGCACTGACCGCAAACACCACTGGCACAAGCAACGCTGCTGTTGGCCCATACGCCTTGCAATCAAACACGACAGGCAGTAACAACATTGCAATGGGTCATAGTGCTTTAGGCAATAATACAACAGCGTCAAACAACACAGCGGTTGGTAAAGACGCACTCACCACGACTACTACTGGTGATGGAAACAATGTAGGTATGGGGTATCGTTCTCTGTACGTTACTACTACAGGCGCACAGAATGTGGGATTGGGTTCCTTTGCGCTAAAACAAAACACCACCGCATCTAACAATACGGCTGTTGGGTATAACTCTCTAGCCGAAAACACCACTGGCACAAGCAATGTTGCGTTAGGAAAAAGTGCAGTTGATACAAATACAACGGGCAGCAGAAACACAGGATTGGGGGAAAGCGCACTAACTGCGAACACAACAGGAAATAATAATTTAGCGGCAGGTCAAGGGGCATTAGCGGCAAATACTACCGCAAGCAATAACACTGCTTTAGGGTATCAAGTATTAGTTGCAAACACCACTGGCAATCAGAACACATCTGTTGGTGCATTTGCCTTAGATGCAAACACCACTGCCTCACGCAATACCGCAATTGGCTATCAGGCTGGGTCGGCAAATACAACGGGTCACGTTACAGCGATTGGCTCTTATGCTTTACGCGAAAACACCACAGGCAACTCAAACGTAGCTGTCGGGGGCAATGATGAAACAAATGGTGGGGCGTTACAGAAAAATACAACGGGTTCAAGTAATACTGCTGTAGGTGTTGCCGCGCTGACAGAAAACACCACAGGCGCAGAAAATGTGGCAGTTGGCTTTGCGGCTTTGGACGCTTGCACTGTTGGAACCAACAATGTTGCTGTGGGTAGACATGCTCTAGGCTCACTGACCACGCCATCTAACAATACGGCGATTGGTGACGCGGCTATGATTAGCCTTACAACGGGTGCAAATAATACAGCAATTGGCAAAGCAAGTTCATTTCTTTTATCAACGGCTAATAATAATGTTTCTGTTGGTCACGCATCATTAGAAGTATGTACGACTGGAGGTCAAAATACGGTAATAGGACAAAATGCTGGTAACTCTATTACAGATGGCTCTCACAATGTTTTGTTAGGTTACTTTGCTGGCGAATCTCTTACGACAGGCGATTACAACATGATTATGGGGATTGACTGTGAGCCTAGTAGTGCTGATGGTCAAAATCAAATTGTTATCGGCACTGCAAACATTGTAGGTAAAGGCAACGCCACAGGTTTTATCAGCCCTAGTGGCGGCGGCGTATATCAAGGTAACAACTCATCGTCTTGGTCAACTACATCGGATGAGCGACTAAAGAAAAACATTGTCGATAACAATGAAGGGCTGTCGATTATCAACCAAGTGCAGGTTCGTAACTTTGAGTACCGCACAGCAGATGAAATTACAGAACTTCAAGCATCTGACGCAATAGAGCGTTCAGGAACGCAGCTTGGCGTCATCGCACAAGAACTAGAAACAGTTGCACCCAGATGCGTAAAGACAGAAAGCACAGGCGTTAAGACTGTGGATAGCGATGAATTGTTTTGGCACATGCTCAATTCAATCAAAGAACTCTCAGCAAAAGTAGCTGAGTTAGAATCCAAATTAGGAGATTAAAATGGACGAACTTACAACAGAACAAATCGCACAGAATTACACCGCTATGGGTCATTCCGTGCAACTCATCACAGACGTTATTGCAGGTGATGCAATGGCAGACGATGATGCAGAGGAGCGTCAGGGTTGCGTAGACCGCAATGTTGAGCATCTGCAACTGATGGTAGCTAAAGACTACTGGACAGATGAGAACATGACAGCAGTCAACGCTGCAATCACAGCAGGTCAAGACTACACTGCCGAATAATAAACCGGAGAACCGTTAATGGCTTACTTAGGCAAATCACCATCACAGGGTGTACGTAATCGTTACTACTTCACTGCATCAGGCGGTGAGACATCAATCAGCGGTGCGCTGACAGGTGGCACCCTGACATTCACTGACGGCAACTATGTTGACGTGAACTTGAATGGTGTGACCCTAGTAGCTGGTACGGACTACAACACAAGCACAGCGAACACCATTGCTGGCTTGTCGGCATTGACTGCAAGCGATGTAGTTGAGATTGTAGTGTATGACGTGTTTAGTGTGTTCAGCGGTAATGTAAACAGCGACTTCAGTGTGGGTGGCAATCTGACTGTCACTGGCACTGTAGACATTGATGGTGCAGCCACGACAGATGGCATCACCAATGCTGGTAACTTTTCTACAGACGGCGGCACCATCAAGCTGGACGGTAACTACCCGACAGGTAACTTCAATACAGCATTAGGTGATACTGCTCTTGATAGCATTACAGATGGGTCAGGAAATGTTGCGGTAGGTCATGCGGCTGTTACTGCTCTTACGTCAGGAACTTTAAACACTGGTGTGGGTTATATTGCTTTAGATGCAAACACAACTGGTGGCACAAACACTGCGGTGGGTGCAGGGTCACTAGGAGCAAACACCACTGCATCTAACAACACTGGCGTTGGCTATAACGCACTCAACGCAAACACCACTGGCGCTGGCAGCACGGCGGTGGGATATCAGGCTGGTGCAGCAAATACAACGGGTCTAGTTACTGCTGTCGGCTATCAAGCACTGGATGCAAACACAACAGCAATATATAACAGTGCGTTTGGTATTCTTGCACTGTCTGCAAACACCACTGGCGACTTTAACACTGGCATCGGGCGAGAAGCCTTAGAGGCGAATACCACAGCTTCTAGCAACACTGCCGTTGGTTATGGCGCACTAACCGCAAACACAACTGGCGCAAACAATACCTCTGTAGGCACAAGTTCTCTTAGCGCACATACTACAGGTTCATCTAATGTAGCCGTTGGAAAAAGTGCGCTTGAAGCATGTACAACCGCAAGCAACAACACAGCCGTTGGTAGTGCTGCATTAGCTGCAAACACCACGGGCGACAGAAACGTAGCCGTAGGAACATCATCACTAGACGCAAACACCACAGGTGTTAGAAACGTGGCGATTGGCTACAACGCTATGACTTCAAACACCACGGGTGGGCGCAATACCGCTGTTGGTCATTCCGCGCTTGCGGCATACAACGTCACTGATAGCGGTGTGGATTACAACACGGCTATTGGATACTCTGCTTTGAACTCAACCACCACTGGCGAAATAAACACAGCGGTGGGTGGTCTTGCAATGGAGACAAACACTACTGGCGGGAGCAATGTTGCTGTTGGATATCAAGCGTTATACTCAAACACCACGGCAAGTAACAATACGGCTGTCGGTCTAGCGGCACTTCTTGCAAACACCACGGGTTCTGGAAACGTAGCCGTTGGTACTAATGTTTTAGATGCTAATACAACAGCGGCTTACAACACTGGCGTGGGCGTGTTTGCTTTGAGTTTGAACACCACAGGAATCAATAATGTCGCTGTTGGTGGACAAGCCCTTGATAACAATACAACAGGGTCAAACAATACGGCTGTTGGTACACTAGCCCTTGATGCAAATACTACCTCTGCCGACAACACGGCAGTAGGCACTAACGCACTTAATGCAAACACCACTGGCTCACAAAATACAGGGGTAGGTAGGTCGGCTGGTTATCTAATTACCACTGGCGCAAGAAATACTATGTTAGGCCATCAAACTGGTGGCTCACACACCACTGGTAACGATAATATTTGTATCGGTTACTTAGCTGATACAGGACTAAGCAGTGCGGCACACAGGATTACTATTGGTAATAACATAGCATCTGTTGGAGATAACTACTTCACGTTTGGAAGAAATGGAAACAGGGTTTACAACCAGTTTACATCCAACGCTTCTTGGACACACTCATCTGATGAACGCCTTAAAACAAATATTCAGAATGACACACTTGGCCTAGACTTTATCAACCGTCTACAGCCTCGCACATTCCAGTGGAAGCCAAGCAATGAAGTGCCACAAACACTGACAGACTCATACAACGAAACCAATCAAATGGATACAGACGTTGTAATGAATGGCTTTATTGCACAGGAAGTCAAACAAGCACTTGATGATTCCAGCGCAGGAATACAAGGCATATGGTCAACAGAGCCAGATGGTACACAGGCGTTGAGTAGAGACATGATGATTATGCCTCTTGTAAATGCCGTGAAAGAACTCTCAGCAGAACTAAATGCTGCAAAGGCTCGTATAGCCACGCTAGAAGCTGAATAATGAAAATGACCCAGCAAGTAGAGCCAGCACTCAAGGTACAGATGGAACTAGACGCACATGAAAAAGAGTGCGCCATGTTTCGTGAGTTGGTAAACGGCAAGCTAGACAACTTGGATAAGCGCATGTGGCGTCTTGAGGCGTTGATTATGGCGTCTACGATAGGTGTAGTGGCTATGATTATTACAGTTGTAATGAAGTTAGGATAGATAATGGCGGATGCTACCAAAATTTCAAGTGATGCAGACCTGCTAAATCAAGTAGGAGAAATGGCTGCGGGAGAAGACACAGGAGTTCCCAAGCTTACTGCAGTTACTCCCACTGTAAAAGAAGGTGAGTTGTTAGTCCCCAGCGCAGACACCACACTTACATCTGCAACTCCTTTGGCTGGTACATCTACTGCAAATATTACGGGATTAGCTGCTCCAGTTCCTACTGTTCCTACTGATCCTACACTGGGACAAGTTGCCACTACGACGCAGATAGCCCCCGACGTTACCGACATGACAGCGGCACAAATAGAAGACGCTCGTCGCCCACAGATAGATATTTCACAGGTTGAGGGCACCGTATCTGCAGGATCACAGGCTACAGCCGCGACACAAGAACTAGACCAACGAGCCACAGTTCAGTATCAACTGGGTGAATTGCTAGGTAGCATCGAAGAGGGTAAGCCTATGCCAGCGTGGGCTGCACCTGCAGTTCGTAAAGTAGCCGGTGTGATGCAAGCGCGAGGATTGGGTGCATCGTCAATGGCTGCAGCCGCAATGACACAGGCTGTCATGGAGTCTGGTATCGTAATTGCTAGTCAAGATGCAAACAAATACGCAACAATCCAACTTCAAAACCTCAACAATCAACAGCAAACAGCTTTAGCTAACGCCGCCGTAGTTGCTGGCATGGACAAAGCAAACCTGTCTGCACGACTGCAGGGCGCGGTAACAAATGCCCAGATGCTTCTTGCCACTGAAACAAAGAATCTTGATGCTCGTCAGCAAGGGGCCACCCTGTCGTACAACGCACTGACACAGGCCATGTTCAAAGACGCTGCAGAGGACAACGCCCGTCAGCAGTTTAACGCCAAGAACGAGTTGCAGGTAGAAGAGTTCTTTGCAAATTTGGGATCACAGGTTGAGACTGCTAACAAAAATCGTGAAGCAGCAACAGCACAGTTTAACGCGGGCGAAGTAAACGCACAACAGCAGTTCAACGCAGCCATGCGCGACAACCGCGAAAAGTTCAACGCTAACATGCAGTTTGCTGTGGATCAATCAAACGTACAGTGGAGACGGCAAGTCAACACTGCAGCTACGGCAATTCAAAACGAAACAAACCGTATCAACGTAGCAAATCAATTCAACGCCAGCCAAAACGCACTAAACAATCTGTGGCAAAAATACCGTGACAACGCAGCGTGGAACTTTCAAAAGACGGAATCGTACATGCAGCGGCAACACGAAGTCGGCATTATGGCTATGGAGTTTGCCAATACCAAAGAGTTGTACAACGATCAGCAAAAGAACGACCTTGCGCTGGGTATCGGCAACTGGGTGGCTGCTTGGATGGCTGGCAGCGGAACAAATCAAAATACCGGTAGTAACGAGTAGGAAAAACAAATGAAATTACTCTCATCTTTACTTCCAATCGCAGCTATGGCGGGCATACAATACATGTCAAGTGGAAGCGTCAACCCCGCAACTACAAGCCAGCTTGCACAGTCCTTTTTGGAGTCTGGCAAAAAAGGTAATCAAAAATTTGGCAGATCACCAGCACCAATACAACCTAGAACAGCATCACAACTAGCATCTGGATCACGTGCAGCTACGGCAAGCACTCCCCAACTGCAACCAATACAACGCTTGATGCAGAGTGATCCCCGCTTAGACAGCGCAATGATGAACCTTGTACAAAACGCCCGCAATCAGCAAGTAATAGACATGTTTTCAAAGTACGCTAACGTAAACTTTACGGCAAAGGGCGGACAACCTAAAACAAGAATGACAGAGGTGTAACAGCATGGCTGAAGAGATGATGCCCGCACCGGGAAGCATTGAAGCAAAAGACCCGTTTGCAACCGCTCCTCCGGGATACGGTTTGATAAGCGACAACGAACGGTGGCCGTGGGGTCAACCTCCTCGTGAGGTTAATCCTGAAGCTGCACTACGTTCTGCAATCGACTCCCTTGAAATCAAACAGACTCGTGAAGAAATGCTGAAGCTGTTGATGGTTGGCGCATCTGTTGAGGCTCTTGTGGAGGGGTACATTTTCCAAGCCTTTCAGGACGGACAGTTTATGCCCGACGTGGGTTTGCTTATCAAGGGACCACTTGCCATGTACATAGCTAACATGGCTGAAGAAAACGACGTGCCGTACCGTATGTTTGAAAACGAAGACGCACTGACCGAAGACGAGATGGATGATCAGACGTTCTTTAACATGATGGCTGAAAACAATCCCGCCATGTTTACATACGTAGCAGAAGCACTGAACAAGGGTATCCGGCAGGGCAACGCCCCTACACCCCCAACAGAAGATAACTTTATGAACATGCAAGGCCAGATGGAGGAGTAAACGATGGGTATTGGTATTTCACTTGCCACTGGTCTAGTGCAGGGTTTCACACGAAACATACAAGAAGAAAAGGCAATGCGTCTGGGCGAACAAGAAAAGCTTGATGCACTTAACACTATAATTGCTGAAGCCGCTGTGGGAAACAAAAACTTTAACAAGGCTAACGCTGATAAAATAGGGGACATGATAAAAGCCGCACAGGGCAAGATGGATGATCGTGAACGCATTAACATTTTTGGACAAGCTGCAGAGCGTGTTAACGTAGACTTTACCGGTGTTCTTTCTACCCTTTCAACTGCCGCTGCAGAAGACGTGTATCAAACAGATTTCTTTGGTTTGAAAATCCCTGTTCCCGAAAAGTATTCTGACTACGAAGGTACCAATCGTGGATCATCTATGTTGTATGAAGCTTTAAACAACTACAGGATTAATAACGGTCAAAAATTTAACGACCATTTTAGAGATAATCCGGGCTTGTTTATGGAAGCACGTAATAAGATGGTTAACTTGGGCAAGGGTGCGCTTCGTTACGCCTCATCAAATGTTAAAGGTGACATGCCTTACAACGTAAGCGTAAAAGAACTTCCCGGATACAACGATTACTTTAACAATTTCTTTAGCATTAGCAAAACTGCCCAGTATCAGCAGCAGTGGGATGCCACTAAAGGAATAATGGAAGACAGGGGTTCAGACAATCTAAAGAACGAAGCTTTGATTCCTCTCTCTGGTTCGTTGTTTGCTGACGCTACACGCCCGGATGGAGAGGCTATTAGATATACAAAGGACGATATGCTTCCCTTTTTGTGGACAGACCTTGAGGGCATGGACGAAGTTCGTTGGGGCAAAGTAGGTGAAGCCGCTGCACTTCAGGGCATGGATACTGGTCAGTTTATATTTAACTTCTCTCAAAAGTATAACACTGTTGAAGACTTTACAACAAGTCTGAATGTTGTAGCTGACTTGGCAGAACTAGGGGCAGCAAAAGGAAACGCAAGAACTGGAGAAGATATACTCGCTCAAGGACGATACATAGCTACTAGTCCTGCACTCAAAGATGACGTGTATTCCCAAGCAAATGTGTTCATGGCATTTCAACCACTAGCCATGAGTGGTTCTGAACGAGATATGATTGATGCAGGAATCAATCCAGAAGTGACCATAGGAAAAGGCGAAGACTTTAAAAAGCAATTTGAAAATCTTATTGGTATAACTTACGCCAAATTCCAAACAAAGCTGTCTGGTGTAACTGGTGCAAAAACAAAACTTGCCCGCTACAAAGCACTGGTAGAAGAATTGCCCGTTACAAAAGACTCTGTTTTAGAGCAGATTGTTCGTATTGTAGATTCCATATTTGGAGAAACAGGTAAGATAGATCAAATTTCCAACTTGATTGGATTTACAGATGATGAGTACGAAGGCAATGGTATGGATGCTTTTATTGAAGCGGATCAAAAGAAGCGCAACGCAGACTGGACTCCGGGAACATTAATATCTGCTACTGATGCACTAGCCTACATTATCGCTGCCGACCTAGCCCGTGCAGAAGACGATCAGGGTCGTTTGTCTGATGCTGACATCCAGCGTAACTTAAACAAGATTAGAGGATTTGGTGCCACCACAAGAGAAGGCCAGCTTAGAGCGATTGAGGAAGTGATACGAACTATTGATAACCAAGATAGAAGTCTTGCAGTAATTGATAGAATTACAACAAACGGAATGGCTACTGGAGTAATTAACCGTGAAGATCGTAGATTTTTAGCTGCAGACAAACAAGCCCGCAAGGCTAGAAATATGTACATGCAGTCTATAGCGGGTATGGAAGTTCAAACACAAGAATCTGGACAAGCTATGACTGCAGACGATTTTGTGAATGAAACCCCTACAATTACAGTGAATGGTGTGAAATACTATCAGATGGGACCGGCAGGTAGCAGAGTATACTACATGATCGGAGAAGATAACAACCCAACTGTTGTAACTCCAGAAGATTTTATGGAGGCTTACAATCAGTCTATGTCAGAAGTAATTCCAGAAGCACAGCCTGATGAAGTTTCCGGACAACAAATGTCAGGAAGCGCGGGGGCAGTCAATATGCCGCCGTCTTCGCAATCAGCCGCAGCCACCACGGATGCTGCAGGTGCGTTGCTTCCTGATGAACGAGGCAATTTATCAGCAACACAATCTAATGAAATGCCCGCAGATACAAGCGGTAGTTTCGCTAGCCCTGCTGCCGCTGCCACTGCTGTTGCACAGCCTGACGATGATTTGATACCCGCCACAAAATTTGCACGATACAAACCATTTACGTCGGGAGGTTACACTGCGTTCTATAATCTTTCGAAAGGCGACGGAACTCCCCGCCTATTTAGTAAAGTTGTAAAAGAAGTAAACGGACAACAACGAACCTTCTACCGCGAGATTAAGTAAGGAATTACTGGTAATGCAGCCCACTGAAACTGTTACAAATGAAGTTGATTCTCCCAAGCCTATGTTTGGTTTTGACCAGACTATTGACTACGGTGGACGGACAATCGACGTTGCTAAACTTGCCCAAGAAGACCTTCAAAGACAGTACGGGGAAAGACTGGGACCGTCCGACGAAGAGGTAAAGGCAAAATTTCAGCAGATAATGTCCAGTACAACTGCACAAGAATTACAACAGACAGGTGTTGGACCGAAGATAGGTGATACGTTTATTACGCCCGACTACATAAATAGCATCAGGGGTAAATTAGATGAAGCGGAACTATTTGATCAATACAAGAAGATGCAACAACGCCAGACGGTAGACCCCTTTGCGTCGGCTGTTCCGTTTTCTGGGCCTCAATACGAAAAGATTGTTCTGCCTCAAGAACTACAAGACTTACCCGAAGAACTGGTAGAGCCTGTTCTTGCTGCTATTAAAAACAGACAAAATGTAGCTAAATTGTTCACGCCTCTCAAGGGCACCCCTGAAGAAGTAAACTATCTTGGCAAACAAATACTACTGGATAGTTTTAAAACTGGAGAACTAATAGACGAAGCCGGTAAAGCATTCCGAAATATACCCGGAGACATAGCCCGTATGCCTACGTTTTTAGCGATGGTTACTAACGCTGCGTACGCTGGCGTTGAAGCTGCGGAGTTCCTTGATTCAGAAGGCGGCATGGACACTACATACGGTGAAAGGTTTAAAAAGACTTTTGGCGAGGGTATGGCGAGTTGGGCTGACTTTATTAAAGGGTACGAGGGAACTCTAAACAAGACCGCACTGCTTGAATCTGCAGGACAAACTTTCAACAAGTGGTACAAAGCCAAGTTCATACAAGAACACGGTGAAGACCTGTGGGACGAAGCGCACAGGGAAGATGTATTTAGACTTGTCAACCCCAATGACGATGACTACGATGAGGCTATAGCGGAACAAGAAAATGGTGTTGGTAACGCTTACGTTGTACAAGAGTTTAACGAAGACGGCACTGCTGTCAGGAGGGACAGAGGACTTTCTCTTGAATTAGTGTCTGATCTTATGGACATGGCGTACAACGAATTGGCGGCTAACGAAAAAGCCCTTGTTTTTGCAAGTAGTCAAGTGCCGCTTACTTTAGGTCTTACAGCTAGGGCAGTGCGTCGTGGAAACGTAATGGCTAGAGAAGTTAACAACGCACGAGATGCAGACCCATCTAGGTACGTTGAAATGTCTGACTGGGATGTTTGGACAAGTATAAGTAAGGATAAGGCTGCAACAGGCATTAACATAGCCCGTAATAGATTTACGCAGTTTATTCTGGGAGTAGGTACGTTGGGGGTATTTGGTTTTAAGGGAAAAGGGGCTATGGATCGTGGCACCCAGATGAATCAACACCTAAGTAACCTAGAAAATTTTGATGATCAGATTGCTGCTTACAAGTCATCAATACAGAAAAACGAAGCCATAATTAAGTCGGGAACGTCTTCTCTGGATGCACAACGTGCTGCAAGGGATCAGATCAAAAAGGATAAAGACGGACTTAAAGCAACGCAAGGAAGCTACACAGCGTACAAGCTAAGAGCGGGAGGATCAAGAGGACGCCTTGCAGCGTTTAACAATCCATACGTACGCAGCATGGTAACTGACGACGTTCTTATAGCTACTGCAGTAGGTTATGTTCCCCAAGTTTTAAGCTGGGATAAAATTGGTATGGAACAACAGACTGCAGAAACTTTGACCATGTTTGTCTCCCCTCTGATCGCACCACCCGTTGTTAGGGGTGCTTTGTTTGGAAGTGCTAATATTGCTAAAAGAATTACATCGGGAGTAACACAAGACATAGCTGAAACTTTACAACACGCTGCATTTATACCTTACGTAACTCCGGGAATTATTGCAAGAGGGGACGAGGCAGAACTGCGTAAAATTATGAGTGAGGCAGATATTGCCGTAACAGATAGAAACGTAGAAGCATTTAAAACACTATCAAACGTGTACAAGCAAATGAAACCGGAGTATCAGCTTCGTTTTACTCAGTCCATTCAGCGTTACAACAAAGTGATGGAAAACGCCGAAACCACAATGAGAAATCTAAAATCACAAGATGGAACTCCTATCCTTTCTGATGCAGAGATTTCTAAAAACATGAACACGCTGCACCTGTCTTTAGCCCACGCTACGGGTATAGCCCCTCTCATTGCTATTCAAGCAAGGAATGGCAGAAGGTTGGCACCAGATGATTTAAGGAATGCTGGTAAGTTTGACGAGTTAATGGCATCGTTAGCAGCGGAAGAAGAAAACTACAAGGGTTTGGACACGTTGCTTAAAACCTTACAACAAAGCCTTGTTACAAAGGCTGGCATTGACATGGACTCAAATGACATGCTGCAAAACATGTTGGTTGAACTACAAAACGTAGCCACTAATGGTCTTGAGAAGTTGAATCTTAAAAAACAACAGGCTGACGGTCTTGTTGATATGTACATGAATGAACTAGGGGAGGTAGACGAAAACACACTTAAACGAATTGTCTCTTTTAAGATGGAACTTACAGAAAAGGACATACGTGATCCTGTTGAACAAGCTAGAGTTACTGCAGAAGTTGCAGTTAAAATTTTAGAGAACGGCAGACTACAGGCTGCTGCTCTACAAAGATTCAGAAATACTTTGGATGGTTCTGAAGTTCTTAAACAAGCAAACGTACTTGCCGATAAGATATTTGATATAACTGAGGGAGTTCGCAGATCAAAGGTCAGTCAGGCATATGGGGATGTAACCACGTATGCTGGCGAAAGGGGCATATCTGTGGACTTGTCTGTGATGGCTAAAACCCTTATGAACAAGACTGACGAATTTAAAGACCAGCCGTTTACATTTTTTCTTGGACAAGCAGGATCGTTTTTTAACACCGGTAACGGTGCCCGTGCAAAAGCTTCATTTGAATCTGCAGCAATGAGAGGGCTGCGAGAAGAGTATGGAGACGACCTGCCTTACCTATTTGATCTTGCTGTGATGAATAACCCCAAGATAAAGAATCATACTGACCTAGCCCTGTATCTTATGGATGAAGCAGCAGAAGGTCAAGCAGATTCAATCAACTACTTCAAAGCCAGTGTAGAAGAGTCAGAGAATATCTATCGTGCATTTAGGGATCATCAGGCAACCGCTAAAAATCAAACCATAGCTGAATTAGATGACACTTTTAAAGAAGCAGTTGATGAGGCATACGCTGCTTCTGATAGTTCTGGAGAACTTCTTAGGTTAGCAAAACTAGCTAGAGAAACCCATGAAACACTGATAGGTGAAACTTCAGACAAGGGTAGATACGCTGGTCAAGTATTCAACGGAAGAACACGTAAAGATGTCAAGTCGGCTGACCCAACTGAAGGTCGTCATTTTTACCGTATACCCGCTGACAAACCGATTGCACCGTTTAAAAATATAGCGGTGCTTGCCCGAAAGGCTGTAGAAGAAACAGATGGCCCCGCAAGAGGTTTGATTTTAAAAGAAATCATGGACGAAAAAGATAGGATCATGTACTGGTATGGCGCAGGGTACATGAACGATGGTGCCGTTAAAGGCTACGGTTTTGATTTGTCAGATGGTAAACAGAGGGCAGTTGCAGACACAATGCAAAGTTTACTACAAACTTTAATTGGTAAAGAAGTAGCGGATTCAGCACAATCAATGCTAAACAACGCATTGGACGCGACTACCCCCATAGGCATAGGGGCAAAGACTGGACCCATATCAAAATCAGAGGCTATACAAAGATTAAGAGAGGGTCAAGACTACGACTTTGATCGTGCAGCTAGAATACTGCAAGTGCAAGAGGCTTTATCAGTGGTTACACGAAATGGTGCAGAAGGGCCGTTAGAAGTTCGTAATCTTGCTTTACCTGAAATACGAGATTTCTCTGTAGAATTAGACGAGTTACTAAAGCACGATTCTGTAACACGGAAAACATACACAGAAACACAAGAAGCGTTAAACAACAACAAAAGTGCAATACGCACTGCAGCACAGCAAGAGGTAGATGCTACCGCCAACACTTTAAAGATAATGGGGGGATATGACAATCTAATTAACAACCCCAAACAGTTCTTTGACACTGTGTTTGAAAACGCAAATGAGGATAGTATTAATAGGCATGTGCAACGCTTTGTAGCGCAGGGCATGAACGAAAAAGAAGTTCGTTCTGCTATGGCTTACATGTATATTCGTGGGCTTGAAATAAAATCAGGCAAGAAAACAGAAATAGTAGCAAACGAACCCGCACAGGTTATTGCAGACTCATCCGTACTCATTGACTACGTAAACACCCCACGACACGCAAAGGTAATGCGATCTGTCTTGGGGGATGAACACTTTGAGATAATGAAAAACATATCAGAGTGGGCTGACTTTGCTATAGGTAATGGCATGGGATTCAGGGCCAATCCTGAACTGCAAGGCATGTCTGTGGAGAGTGTGTTCTCTCGTGTGTTTAACTTGGCACGAGGAATGGTTAGTCCTATCTACGTCGCAACTGAAGTTAGTGTGCGTACTATGATGCAACGTAATCAGTCGTTAATTTCTTTTGCACTGAACGATAGGGTTGCTGCAAGAATCATGTCAAAAATGTTAAACAGACCAAAAGAAATCACACGCAAAGATTTAAAACTGTTTAACTTGAGAATTCAAAACTATGTAGCGAGTGACATTATTCGTAACGGTGGAGAAGTTCCTACACTGGAACAAATTCTAGGAGAAGAGAATATACTGTCACAAGACGAAATCGTCACAAAAGACGACAGAAGACTAGAAGAAGTACAGAGAAAAAGAATCGAAGAATTAAATCCTGTGGAGGAGATATAACATGAAAACTTACACTAACGGCCAACGCAAAGGCATGATGTACGGCGGTGCTGCAAAGCGCAAGCCAATGATGTACGGCGGAATGGCAACCAAAAAGAAACCCCGCAAGAAGGCTCAAGCGGGGGGCATGATGACCGCAACACAAGGTCAACAAAACATGATGCAAAATCAAACCATGCAAAAGCCAAAGATGCCAATGATGGCTGACGGCGGCAAGCTAAAGATGGTAAAGAACAAGGCCGGTGATATGGTTCCGTTTTACGCCGCAGACGGCAAAGGCAAAAGCTAAACGTACTTGCCTGACTTCTCTATGATCTCATCTGACATAGATTTGACGTAACGAAGCAGGGTTGCTATTGAGTGTGCGCCGTCATACTCTGGCAACCCGCTGTTCATTGTTTTCTCAAACTCCTCTGGATTGACACAATCGCAGACCAGTTCAAGTTTACCGTCTTGCATGAGATTCACTTCGAAGTTAAACAGCTTCGCTTTTTTGGACATCAGATAACTCACTAATAGGTAGATTGTAACAATCGGCTTTGAATGTAAAACCGTTTGCGGGGTCTACGTCGCCCCGTTTATACTTTGTTGCCTTTGTGTAGAAATCTTGTTTTGGTATGGAACCTAATATCCACGCACGAGATGTGTCAGTAAGAATACGAACAAAAACATAACTGTCACAGTTTTGGTTGGTCCCGTGTGCAGCCACCGAACAATCGTAGTGTGGAAAGGGACGGGTGTTGCAGCGTTTCGTTTTCACGTCAATACGCTCCCCGTCCCTCACCAAATCGTAGTCGTAGGTGTTAGACTCGTTAGCACCCATTGCATCGGCTACAATGATCTCGCCTATCGCACCCACGACATGACTCAAGCTACCAGTGATGCTGCCCTGTAGATTACCTACAGTGGCGGCTTTCTTTTTGGCGCGACTAATTATACTAGGAGTTATCTTGACTTGTATCATCTGTCTCTTTTATGGACCTAACAAGAGTGTCTCTGAACACATTCAGTGCTGCTTGTGACTGCTCTATCTTCATGTTTAAGCTGCGTATGTTATTTGTTACATCTTGTACTTGCATAAGTAGATATCGCTGATTGTCATCTAAATCATCAAGCGAGTATTCTTTGTCGTCAATGTTGATTACAGATTCTTTACTGTCTGTCATTATCTTTGTCCTTTACCTTCTTCCATTCTTCAGTTTGTTCCGACTTGCGTGGCGGATTGTAGATAATATAGTCTACTCCCCGCTTCCACACAAGTGGTTTGTTTTGTTTAGGCGGCATTAAGGTCTACCACTTCACACACAACAGCGGCTGCGTTCATCTGTTAAGAAACCTTCGCTTTGTTAACATAAAATTGGCGGGGCGGCGGGATTTGAACCCGCACACTTCTGAACGTATACAGATACTCTAGCCATTTAAGTTACACCCCTACATCTTATACGCTACAACTGATAAGTAGAATTTACACGTTGTGACGTATTTTACGCTGCATTCAAGTCAACGACTTCACACACCCCGGCAGTACATGCCAACTCCCGTGAGCCTGTGGTGGTGTCTTCCTTTTCAAAGTCCTGCAGACGTGACCAATCAATGTTGACGTATGACATACGGTCTTTCCATTCCAGATATTCATCAGGCTCTATGTCTTGATATGGTGCCTGTTGATACGTGTGATCAGAGAACGGAAGGAACGACACGCCAGATGCCACGTCAAAGTTGTCGTACACCCACGCACCAACTTCCATCCACTCGTCTTCTTTGACAGTGACAGTGATAGACGGTTTGTGTTCACACCAGTGCAGAGCGTATGTTTTCCACAGTTCTAGCTGCTCAACAGCAGTAGTCTCTGTACGAGTGACAGCACCATCCGGCGACTTCATCGGAAAAGAAAACACAACAGTTGAGTCTGGCTTCATCACACAACGCTCTGCAGGTACGCCAGAGTCCATCAAAAACTGTGTAAGTGGGTCTTTGTTGTCCCCGCGCACAGTACGCACGTAGTGATCGTTGTGACGGGCATGGATACCGCTGGCTGCATCAACAAGCTGTGACACAGTTCCGCTGGGCTTTACACACGTGATGGCGGCAGACACAGGTATACCAAACATCTCCGCATACTCTTTGTTTGTGTCCACTGCTTCTTGTTTCATCTCCTCAAGCCAACGCTTGCTGTCCACGTTTTTGGACAGGACGGAGTGATCCATGATGCCAGTCAGTGACACACCAAGTAGACGTTCTTCTTCTGTGTTGTCCTTCCACACTTTACGCAGGTATTTGAAATCAGTGAGTGTGGACTGCATGGTTCCCAAGATGGTTGCCAAGCGTACCTTGCGCTTCAAAGTCTTGAGCGTGTCAGACTCGCGCACCACCACCTCTGACAAATTACAGAACTGGTATGGACGTAGGATGATCTCGCTGCAGGGGTTTGTTCCCCACATGTGACCCTGCTCACGGCGTCCGTTGCGGCCCACCTGTATGTCTGCAGCTTGGCGGTTAAAGATACCACGCTCACCGGACTTAGATTCGTACAGCGACACCCACTCACGCATAAAGGTACCCATCTCTGGCTTACCCTTGTACGCTACAGAGTTGTTAGCTAGGGCACGTTGGCCCTCGTTCTCCCACCACATACCGGACTTGGCGTGTGCCATTTGATCGTCGTTTAAATTAGACAGGCTGATCAGGGCAGAGCGACGTACACCACCCACCACGACAATCTCTCCTACTTTGCACATAAGATCGTGACACTCGATCGGAAACAGCTTGCGTCCGTGTGCCTTTTTGAATGTCTCAATGGTAAAGTTGAACAGGTCGAGCAGGGGCTGCGGACCAGACGCACGGCCACCCATAGTCTTGAGGCGTTCACCTGCAGCACGTACAGCAGACGTGTCTATCTCTGGGATTTGTCCAGCGTAAAGCAGAGCAATCAACTCGCGGTATGCCTTTGCCCACCCCGGCTTGCTGTCTCCCACTTTGATTACAGTGTCAGACTCGTGAAAGTTGTCTGAAATAACTGGCAGCTTTTCGACGTTCTCTCGTTCAACAGAGAAGCCCACGCCCGTGCCACACATAAGAATGTACATACACTCATCAAACGAACGAGGGCTGTCTACAGGAATGTAGCTACAGTTGTAGCCGCTGATATTGTCCCGTGCCAACGCTGGCCCAGAAGTCATCATAGCCCGCATAGACGGCATCACCTCAAGATTGAGGATAGCCTCACGCAAGTCCTCTACGTCTGCAGCGGGCAAGTCGTAGTTGCACTTGCCTTTGACTTGGTTGACCATAAAGTTAACGTACCGATCAACTGTTTCATCAAAGTTTTCACGGCGTCCCTCGTCTTCTAGCCAACGAGCATAGCGAGACTTGTGGATAAATTCTTGGTAGGGTGTGGGTAGTAGATTATTCATTGTCTTGTCCTTCTTTTTCTTTTACTAATCTGTTGAGGTAGAACTGGGCTTTCTTGAGGTCTTCAAGCCCGTTTTTGTATCTGTATCTCCAGAGATACTTGAGGATGTTTCCTTGCAGGTAGTGTTCGAAGCCGTCGCCTGTCGCCGCCGCGATTGCATCAAGGCATTCGATACCTGCTTGATTGTAGTGTGGCGGGTGATTGACGTTATCATTGGCTTGCCCTGCTTTCTTCATATATTCTTCATGTCTCATCGGTCATCTCCGTCACCGCCTATTGTACCCATAACCTTACGGGCTTGCAGCTTGTACACGTTCATCTCTGCAATTTGCTGTAACGAGTATCCTAAGTCATCTGCAAGAACGGCGCAATACCAAAGTACGTCACCCAGTTCTTTTGCAATTTGATGGTAATACTCCGCATCATTACGTCCGTCACGAATGGTCTTCTTCACCTTGTCAGCAACTTCACCGGCCTCTCCCGCTAGACCCAACGCAGGATAAACTATCTTGGAGTTCTCAGGGTATATGGCGGTTTCTTTTGCTTGCCGCTGATAGTTGTTCAAGTTCCAGTTGTTCTTAATCATTGCACTTTACCAAAGTCTATCTTGACTATGTTGGTTCCTTCTTCATGCTTTACTGTTGGGCCGTCGTCATCTTTAGTCAGACTTTCCTTGACATGATCAAACGCCAGCCGTGCCATACCTGCTTGCATTACTCGCTCAAAGTCAGACTCAAGCAACTCCATGACGCCGTTGATTACAACCGTACCAGCCTCGTAAAACTCTTCGTCTTCTTCGGCAGTGGTATCGTACGCAGAGATGGAAAAGCTTTCTTCATCCACCTTGCGCAAGATAACATACCATCTATCGGGCAGCAGACTCGCCCGTTCAAAATCACCCTCATCAATCGCCATTCTTCAACCACTCCTCTGGTATGCTACCTTCAGCCCATCTGAAATTGTAGCGTTCAGCCCACCTAGCATACGTGGTTTTGCTGCCTCTGTAAATCTTGTTTTGTGCGTTTTGGAAAACAAACCGTATGTCTAGATCAGGATGCTGTTCTTTGATTAGCTGCATCTTGACACGATCTGATTTGTCTAGGTACCCTTTTGCCTCAATAAAAATATCCTGCTCTACAAGGTAGAAGTCAGGAGTGTATGTGCGAGGCTTTGGTACGTACGTTAGTTTGACGTTTTCATACTCGTAGGGCACTGCCTTGTTACCTAACGAGCGGGCTATGCCCAGTTCAAAGTTTGAACGGAAGCCCGCCTTACTAGCGGAACTCCGTTTCATATTTGCATTCCTATTGATCCCATTCTTTTTATCACGTACCCTGCCACTTTTGGGGAAAGTTTTTCTACTGTGGTGAGTTCGTTTGTCAAACGGTTCAGTGGTACGCATACAATAACTCCAGATTGAGACAATCTTCCTATCTTCTGTAGTTCAGATTCAACGGTAGTTATATCACGCTTCTCTGTGTTGGAAGATAGGTCACCCATGTTGGAGTAATTATCTCGCAACGTCAGCGGAAGCCCTCGTTCGTTTTGTCGTAGGTACACTATTTTACGCTCACCACCACCGCCCCTGTGGGCTTCAACGTATATGTGGTGGAGTTCTTTGTTCATCTCCATCAACTCAACTTCGTAGTCACGCACAAACAAGTACGGCATATCACAGTTCCTTTGTTTTGAGGCGTGTGTACCAGACTTGTGGTGGAGACTTGGCTTGGGATGTTACACGGGCGTGTAGTTGTGCGTCGGGCCAGCAGTGCTGCCGGTATCCACACAGGTTGCACTCTTTTGCTAACACCTTGTTTCCAGTACGCAAAGTCTCACCCTTGCGTCTGTACGTTTCAAACTCATCAGAGTACGGCCTGAATGGCTCTACCTTTGGATCTGTCAAAAACTTGACACGCTCTTCTGCATCCGCCAAATATTTGGCACGATCCTCGTCTTGCCAGTCAGGAGCCTCAACCACGGCTACCTCACCACTAGACTTGTTGACTACAATCCACCCACCAAACGGCATACCAGTGGCGGCAGAGTACAAGTAACCCTGCATCACGTAGCCAAACGGATCGTCTTCTTTTAATCCATCGTAGCCACCGAACCCAGTGAATTTGTTTTTGAATGCCCAGTCGCTTGCAGACTTGATGTCCCACACTTTCTCTGTGCCGGTTTCATCTCGTATGATTACGTCAAGCGTTCCCTTGATAGTATGTCCACCCAGCTTGAGTTCAACCTCTCGCTGAGAGTCCACGATGTCCACACCGGCTTCTTTCATCACCAGCATGAGTATGGCTTCCGTTATATCCCCAAACAAAAAACGAAACAGTGTGTTGTACTGCATCGACTCTTTGATGCCGTGCTTGTCTAGCACCTGCTGACACAGGGGCCGTCCCAAACCAGACATACGGATACGGTACTCACCACGCTTGTCGGTAAGCTGCCGCTCCACAGAATACTTTGTGTCGTTTACAAATTCAGAAAGACCTGCGGGGGAAACACTAGTCTCCCCCCGCAAAGCCTTAGACATATAGTCTTGAATGTTAAGCAGCGTCAGCATCAGCAAAGTCTGCCGCCAGATCAATGTCTGCATCATCTGACATAAGTTTCAATGCTTCACGATGTCCGTTCATAACATTTTCGTTGTGACCCTTGACCGTTTCCGCAAAGGTGCCCATCAACTCTTTGTCCGCATCTGTGATAGACACAGTGCTTTCAAAGGTTGGCATAGGCGTCCAGTACGTCACGCTGCCCTTCTTTTGCTTATTTGTACGCAGAAGGATAGATGTCTGTGCCATCAACTTGTTCTGCTTCGTCAAACCCTGAATGAAGTCAGAGATTGGTTTGAAACCAGAACGCTTGAAGTATGCAATGACAGGCTCGTCTGAGACAATACAAGGAGTTCCGTCCGCCTCAGTGAATTCACCACTGATACGTCCGTAGATTACCTGATTGCATACCACCGCACGGGAGGTTAGATAACGATGATCATCCTTATCTAGTGCGTCTTCTTCGTCACGAGTCAGACGACCACACTTGTTGCCGCCCTGCGTGTCGGGGAACATTCCCCCAAAGGATGTCTTCTGTACTGACTTGCAGGAGAATCCACCCTTGCCTTCGTTTGCCTCTGCATCCCACATACTGTACTCGTAGGTACGCAGCAGCGCACGTAGCTTTACCTCTTTTGCAAAGATAAAGCGTCCGTCAAGATACATCTTCCAGTCACCCCGTGTGAGGTTGTGACCATCGTCTGTCTCTTGATCGTAGTTAATGTTAAGACGAGGCAGTCCTACCTTCTCTGTCACGGCACCGCCCTGACCAGTAAGCTTCATCATCTCCTCGACGTTATCGCTAGACATTGCTGCCACGATGCTATCAAGATCGTTGTCCATTTCCATTAGTTCGTTCCCAAGCATGATCCGTAAATCTCCTTTGCATTTAGGGTTAGTGAATTGATACTACTACTCTACGACAGTTAAGTCAAGCCAATTATCGCCGCTTTTTATCTCAATTTCGACAGGCATGTCATAAGTCACACCGTATCTGCGTTTTGTTTCTTCAGGTAACGACAGCATTGCTTCACGCATCAGCCTGATACAAATGTTAAATTCATCAGGGTGACAGTCCAACACAATAGAGTCGTGTACCGTATTGCAGATGACAGATTGCAGTTCGTTTTCTTGAAATAATTTGTCCAAACGTACCAGTGCAGCGGGCAACAGGTCAGCCGTTGCAAAGCCCTGCACAGGATAATTACAGATGTTTGTACGGTGTGTCGCTGTGCCGTACTTTGTCCACCGCGCATCGGGGAACGCATACTGTCTTCCAGACGGTAACGTCACTACACGCTTTTCAACGGCCTCTCGCTGGAGGTCTTCATGCCAGAGGGCTACCCCACCATATTTCTCTTTGAACGCCCTGTAGTAGCGTTGTTGGGCCTCTGTGCCCGTAGTGCCACCGTACAGGGGCTTAAAGGTGTGTGCCTTTGCCTCTTGTCGTGAACAGCCAATTACGCTGGCAGTGTAGCTGTGTACGTCTGTGCCAGCCTCTACGTCAGCATACGCCTGATCGTCGTGGGCTAAGAATCCTGCGACTCTGAATTCCAACTGCGAGTAGTCGCCCTCCACAATCTTACCCTGCGGGAAACGACTCTCCACAACCTTCCGTATTTCAAACGTGTTACCTCGTGGCATATTCTGAAAGTTAGGATTGCGAGACGAAAGGCGACCCGTCGCCGTAACACACTGCATGAATTCCGGATGTATGAAACCATGATCGTCAACATTGTTTTTCATTCCCTCTACAAACGTACCAAGATACATACGCAGTGCGTTGTACCGCACGTACGCAGATGCAAACTCACGGGCTGGACCCGACAGTTCTAGTTCGCGTTCAGCCAACGTGTCTTTGTCTGTTTTGAATCCAGCAGACGCCACGTCACGCACGTTGCGTGGAACCATCTTGAACCCAGCCACCTCACCGGTAGACCGATAGATCACGCCCTTGCCGCTGCACTGCTTACAAACACGCAACGCTTTGCTTGGTGTGCCATCTTTACGTACGGGACGCACACGGCCTGTACCGACACACGCAAGACACTGCTCACCCCGTGTTTTGAACACCACGTCTGTGTTGTTTCGTACAGAAATACGAAAGTCTTTGGCGGACATACGAGTGCGTTGCTTTGGTTTCATTGTGGCACCACGCTGCTCCATGCCCAAGTTGAACATAGATGCCCAAGACTTTTTGTCTTTGACTTTGCGTGAGTACAACAGCATTGACCTGTCATCGGGACTGGTCAGGCTGATGGGTGTGTCCCCCATAGCTGCACGGGCCATGTCGTTGAGACGCAACTCCAACGCATCAAACTCATCTTGGTACAGCTTTTCGATTTCGTCCAGTGTGTCTAGGTTGACACGCAGCCCGTTACGTTCGATGCGGGCCAGTGTGTCAGTCATCTCAAGCGACAGACGCAATGTCGGTAGTAGATCGTTCATTGTATAGTTCCTCAAATGTAGTGCCAAAGGCTTCAAGTTGCTTGAGAGCAATCTGCTCTGTAGCTGCAACGTCAGCTATGCCGTACTCTTTTACTATCTCCCACGGTATTTCGAAAAAGGTTTTTCCCGCCGCCATAAACGGCTCAACGAGGTCTTTCTCTTTTTGCACCGTGTCATACTTCTTTGCAAGAGCAGCAAGTCCAAGAGGCCATCGCCGCGCTTTCGATAGAACATACTCTGCAACCATAGTATCATAGATGTCTCCTGTGTATCTGAATCCGCAGTCGCGTATCCACGATAAATCAAACTTGATGTTTTGTCCCACAACTACATCGGCGTAGTCAAGAGACGTTTGAAAGTCTTCTGCCGCGCTGTGTGTGGGCGGCTCAGTCTCGTGATAGTAACAGTCGTAGAACACCTGCTCCTCATCCAGCCACTTGTAACCTATTGAAACCAAACGATTACCAAAGTACGGCAGGGCAGTGGTGCCACCGGACGGCTTGTGTGTGTGGGTTGTCTCCACGTCAAACGTCAGTACGTTCACTCCATGTCCTCCCATCGTTTCTTTGCAAAGTAACGAGCCAACGTGGCTACTTGATCCGAACGTAATTGTGGATACTTTGTTTCAAGACGACGATACTCCTCATCGTACAGGTTTTCAAGTATCTCTTCGTTTTGGTGGTTGCTCATGTCGGCTTCCGTCCAACACACGTTCTCTGTGTGTTTTTATGCAGTGGCAGTTTGCACATAAAACATCGCATTTTCTTATCTCCTCTATCAGCGTTTTGATTGCATACTCTAGCATGTGCGCTATTGATTTCTTTTTAGTCTTTGGGTCTCTGTGATCAAAGTGCATGGCTACGGGGTCTTCATTGTAACCACACACAGAGCATCCCTTCTTGATCTTGTACATACTTATCCAGTGCCTACGTCTGTATTTCTTGTATCTGTCCGTAGTCATCAGTAATACACCCCTCTGTGTATGTCTATCTGCGTGTTGATTGTACCGTGCCACCCGTTGAGTTTGTTTTTGGATATACAAACATGACGCACGATGTTGTCAACGTCACTGGCACCCGTCTTACCTATGCCAATGATGATGTCAGCCTCACCAGCCTTACCGGTTTTAGAGTTGTCCATCATTGAGTAGTCAATAAATTGACGGTCATGTGCATCGTTGCTTGCTTGGCTAACAGCCCACACAAGCAAATCATTTCGCTTGGCTATCTCACGGGCAAGAACATACGTCTCTTTAAGCCGCTCATCTCCACGATTGTATTCACCGTTGACACGAAACTTGTCTAGCTGATCCATGAACATGATATCAGGATTGTTTAGCTTGGCGTATTCATTGGCCTCTTCCATAGAAGTCCCAACAGAGTCCATGACGGTTAGGTAAGGTGCGACCTCTGCGTTGTACCGTGATGCAAGAGATTCGCGCTGTTCTACCATCTCATCCCGCTTCAAAGCAAAGTATGACTGTATGATACGTAGTTTTATTTTTTCTGCCGGTTCTTCGTTTGCCCAGTAGGTAACTTTGAATCCTTGTCGGATGTACGATGCGGCGAGAAAGCAACAAAAGGTTGTTTTACCTACCTCCGGACGAGCAAACAAAATACCTAAATTACCTCTGTCCAAACCGTCAATACGCTCATTTATCAAATCAAACTCAAAGGGAAAATCTTTGGGTCCAGTGTGGCTGTCTAGCAGTTCCGATATGTCTGCCTCTACCTTTGTGTAGGTAGTCTTGTCAGATATGCGCCCATCCTCAACCGCCTCTATCAGCGTACGTAACTCACCAAACTCTTCGCTTTCTCCGGTGAATATCTCAATGGCCTTTTCGCCAATGATACGCGCACGGTCCCGTAACCAGAAGTTACGCACCATGTCCAAGTGCATCTCTGTGTTCTCAGGATTGCCCCGATCAAGCGTCAAGATTAGTTCTTGTGCCTTTTCCCGTGTCGAGTCGGGCATGGCAGGATTGCGGTCATTGAACATGACTGCCAACTCACCTATCGTGATGTCCTTTGCGTATTCAGTGTGAGAGTGAAAAATCACGTCAAACACATCCCGCATTTCCTTCGTGAACATATCACGCCCAATGATATCGGCTACCTTTGAGAAAAAATCTGTACTCAAACAAAAGCCAAGTATCTGTTTATCTATCTGTGTAGGATCGTATGAAGTCATCCCGTTCGTCCTTTTTCATGTTTTTCAAGTCGTGTTTTAATACCATGAGTTTCGTTGACACGTAAGGACTCAACGTCCGTACCATGTCTATCGCCTTGTCGGTGGCGTCTTTGTCCAGCGCAACGTATACAGTTTGAAACTTTCGTAAAGTTTCTATGTGTTCTGGTAAAAGATTCGTACCCAACAGGGCCACTCCTACCGTGGACTCAGACACAGCGCAAGCACTAGCGCAATCTTCAACAAGAATAGCGCGGGTTCCGCTGCCACATACGAAGGGATGTTTGTTACTGCCATAACGATACCATTTAGGTGCCCGTCCATCTAACGACCTTCCTGCCGCATCTACGACTCTGTTTCCATCTTTTACAAGAAATACTGCTCTGTTACGCTTGAAGTCATAGCGTATGTCTGCGCGACCTGCAAGGTACGCATCGTATGCTTGTACACGCTTTACATAAAGTTCAGCGTTTAAGTTGCGAGAAAGACTGACAAACGTATCAGGCATTTCAAAAGACTGTTGGGCTGCAGCAGGTGGCGGTTCCTTGCGCTTGCTAAACATTTTTGATGCGTGATCTTTTGTCAGCGTGATACCCGTGCGACCAGACACGTTGCAGTCTGCGTGAAAACAATACCACAGCCGTTGCAATCCGTCATCGGATACGCTAAATGTGTTTTTCTTGCCGCAGACAGGACAGTCAGACCGGTACTGCGTCAGTGCGGGAAAGTCTAGCGACTCAACATATCCTGTCAGCCAAGCTGGTGATCTCATCGTTGTGTTCCTCTTTGTTTGTCAAAGACAGTGACACAAGGACTAACCGACATGGTAAATCTTGTCAACAACAAAAAAAACTTGTTGACGGCTGTTGACAAATCAGCTACACACAAAGAACAACACCCTATAGGGAAACCCCTGTTATGAAAAAGATTAATAAAATTAACCCTATAGCTAAACTGTTACCAAAGTTTGGTAAACAGGTAATACCAGACAAACGTAACAAACTAAAAGACAAACAAGCTAAGAAGGACATACGTGATGGCAAGACCAGCGAAGATAGATGAACCATCAAAAACATACAGTCTGTTAATGTCAGTCAAACAGTATGACAGACTAGCTGAACACTCTGAACGTCTGCAAAAGAAATCAAGGGAACAGTTAGCTGTGTCTGATTTGATGAGAGAAGCTATCGACATTTACTTGGAGGCACTTGACGATGAAATGGATTCTGATATTTCTGATGATCAGTGATGGTGAGATAACTGTAGACGTGATAGACAAATACAATCACATGGCTGAGTGTTACTACGAGAAGACCATCCGTGACTGGGATGCTGTCACCCCAAACGAAAAGCTGGTTTGTTTTCCCATAGGAGTGCGCGATGAAAAATAACCTGAAGACCAAGCCTCTTGAGATAGAGATTGTCAACCGGTGGCGGTGGGAGGTTGTTGCTCCAGTGTCGTCCGTCCGTATTGGAGAGACAAGCCGTGATCTTGTCAAACGCAAACAACGTGTGGACTATCTACGCCTTGTCACTGTCTTTGTCGGAAAAAGTGAACAAGAATGCAAAAAGTGGCTTGACAGGTACAGACCTGTGCTGGTAAAACTAGGCATTCCTTACGAGGTTGGTAGTTCGTAGGGGGTACCTTTCGTTGTTGTGGGGAGCGGGGCTGAGATTAATTTCTTGGCCCCGTTCTTTTTTGTGTTGACACCCACACCGATTACCGATATGGCTTATGTATTGAAACAAACCGGAAGGGTTAAACAAATGGCAAAAGCTAAACAAACAAAAGACATGACCTACGAAGAGCGTGAAGCACACTGGGAAAAGGAACGTGCAAAGAAAAGAGCAGCACGGCAGGATGCTATGTCTCACTTGTCAGAGGAACAAACAGCAGTTGCGTGGGGGCTGTACAAGCAATTAAGGGAAGTGCTGGAAGTGGCTCTCTACTCAGACAACGGCGGCATCAAGTATGTGTCGGCCTATGACTTACAGGAACTTGAATTGCTTATGGAGAGATTTGGGTATCAATTTAATATGCGAGGGGATGGGTGAGACGATGGATGAAACTGAAGAAAATTGCGAATGCGGCTTGACACAGGACGGCACATGGAGCGAGGTTTTGTTTGATGAGTGGGGGTGTGACTGCGAAAGGAGAGACAACGATGGGTAAGATGAGCGATTGGCACATTGAAATGCAAGAAGACGCATTGGAGATGACCCGTGAAGAGTGGACAGAGAAGCACGGCGAGTCTTGCATAGAGATATACAACAAGACACGGGCCGAACTCGACTTGGGTGACCAGCAGTTTGAATTCCACTTTGGTATTAGCTGATGAGAGAGATACACACCCGTATCTATTCCGGAGCGAGGATGACAAATGTATCGACCCATAACGTATCCGACAAATGACGTGGACCCACGCCTGACAAGCGTGGCGACACTGACAAAACAACTACGCAGACAAATCGACCACGCCGACTGGCATGACAAACCTGTGACACAAGACAAACGAGACAAACTGACAAACCTTGTGACACTGACAAATCGGGGGACACTATGGATTCCGAAGTTCTGACAAATGAGGTGACACTAACAGGTGATGATATAGTGTGTGAGCGGTGCGGCGAACCGGCCACGATCCACGTCGAACAGACCGTGCTGTGTTCCGTGTGTTATCTTAAAAAAACGGGTGGGCGAATAATTCAGCTTGACCACACCGGATATTATCCCTAGTCTGTTTTTACACAACAAGCGAAAGGATCTACCATGAAACGCCCAACAAAATTATCCCAACCAAAAATGATCAGCAACATTACCCACTGCTATCTAGACGCCACACCGGAACAGATAGCCGGTGGCATGGCATGGTACGCTAACGCCTACGATGCAGCATATGATATCGGCATAAAGTATGACGTGCCGGTGTATATCGTTGTTGCGGTTGTTTCTGCGTTGTCGCCTAACAATAAATGGGCGCGTAATGTCAAAAATGCGGATGCTTTAATCGGTGCGTTTATTCGCGGTGATGGTATTGATTCGGTGAAAGTGTCAACTTACCACGCTATGAAAAATAAGGCTTGGGGCATTCTTGCGGTTAAACCTGATTATGACGGGGCAAAAACCATGCTCAAGGGACAAAAGATAACGTCCTTTTTCTGTGACATAATGGGCGAATTCAACGTGACAATCGACGGCCACGCACGAAACATTGCCTATAATGAGCGGATCGGCTTGACCGATGACCGGACAAATATCGGTGTTCGGGAGTATCGCGGGCTGCAGGATGCTTACAAAGATGCAGCGCAACAGATCAACATCATGCCCTATCAACTACAGGCCATCACTTGGCGGGTGTGGCGGGATCGGTACGGGATCACGTGACAATGGCAAACAAAGTGACACTAAATAATGCAATGGCAAACGGGGTGACACTATAGATTACTTGGGGATTGTCCGGATGTTTCCGTTCTTTTTTTTGTTTCTTTCGGGGGCGGGGTGACGGGATGATCGGATCGGTGGCGAGTCGCGGGGCCAGCCGGTCAACTTTTCTGAATTAATTTTGGCTCAGGGGTTCAACTTGTGCAAATTCTGTGCCATGATTCACTTGTTGTCGGATTGTCCGGCAGCGCAACAACCAAAGGAAAGGGCACTTACCATGCCACTAGATATTGTAACACAAAAAACCAACGATGTTTTTGAACACAACCGGCTGGATGATATCGGATTGTTTCGGGAACGGGGAAAGGTCCGGCGGGTGCCGATTGATGCCTTGCTATCCAAGCCCGATTTGACACCTAGCGGGGAAGTAATCCAAGAAATTGTAACACCTAAACGACTAGATGGCTATTCAGCCTTAATCAATGCCGCCAGCGGGGAACTACTCGACACCCGTCCAATCGGCAAATCTTACAATCTGGTCCCCCACGATCTCTTGTTTGCAAAACAGGCTGAAATGTTGCGGGATTCAGAACTGCCCACCGATAAGGTACGGGTCATTGATCGTCTGTATGATGGCGGATTAAAGGCCCACCGAACCGTGTTGTTTGACGATCTCGCAAGTGATGTCGGCAAAAACGGGGACCGCGTACAATGCCGCATGGACATATTTAACTCTGTTGATATGTCTTGGGCTTTCCAAATATTCAGCGGTGCCTATCGTGATCTGTGCCGAAATACTTTGGTGTTTGGCGGGGAAAAAGCTTACCACCAGCGGCGGAAACACACCCGCAATCTGGCACCGGAAGCCGTCATCAACAAGGCCACAATGGGGCTGGAAGTCTGGCAGAACAACAGGGACCAAATGCAATTGTGGTCCGGTTCCACTATGTCGCGGGATGATTTTGCCAATGTTTTGGCCGGTACAATTTGCAAGAAAAAGACCGAAGCAGCAGCAGCGGGGCAGGGTTCGCAAGTAAACGAAACTTTGCTCAACCGGCTTTTGCATGGGTTCCAGCAAGAACGGGAGGAACTGGGCAGCACTATGTGGGCCGGTTACAATGCCCTCACAGATTGGTCAACTCACACCGACAAGGGGTGGACCAATGAAAAGGGGGTTGAATTAGCCGGTCAGAAAAAGACCGCTCAGACCCACAACGTGCAGCGGCAGCGGATGGATATGGTCCGGTCTGTTTTGGCTTCACCGGCTTGGCAATCTTTCGAAAGGGTGGCGGCATAGGATGGAATCATATCTACAGGCCATGTTTATGACTTACCGCGTTTTGATCGCGGCAATCATTGTTCTACTACTAATCATTTTCATCAACTGGTAGAACAACAACGCCCTGCGGGGCAGAAAGAACACGACAATGAAAAAGACACTACCTGATCATCTGATCAATCGTTTCACCGAATTGACCAACGATATTGAAGAGGCAATTCGGACCGACGAACGCATGAAAATCCACGCACGGGTCCAGCGGGCCATTCGCAACGGGACTTTCCCCGTCGCTGAATTCGGCAAGACTCAGGCAGTCGGCATGAACACGGGAATGCACGGGGAATCGCTGGACTATAACCGGCTTGTTTCTAAGGCCCGCAATGCTGGGTTGTGTGAATCCCACCGGCGGATGCTTGGCTATTTGGAACAGGGTTATATTGCGGTTCCTACTCTTGCCGGTCATCTCAATGTGAAGAAACAGACCGTTTATGATTACCTGCAGCACTTGAAACGGGCCGGTTATGATATCCAGTCGCGCAACACCGGCAACAATCGTGGCGGCTATATCAAGATTTACCGTCTTGCCAAGTCTGCGTAAATCATGCCATAACGATGGGGCGGGCGCTGCTGCCCGCCTCAACAACCCAAAGGAAGGGAAACGACCAATGCTAGTATCAATCGACGCATCAAAAAGCAAATATAACGATATCACCCCAAAATTGCGTGCTGAGCGCCTCAAGTTTGCAGATTTTGACTGCTTCACACTGCACGGCACCGATTCATTTGGAAACAAGTTCAAAGTCGAATTCCATCTGGACATTGGTCAGGAATTTGAGATGGAAACCCGTCTAGCTTACAATCATCCGGACAATCCCAAGAATAAGCCAGCGGATGAGGAATTAACTAGCGATTAACCGGTTACCCTGTGCGGGGGGCTAATACCGCACTTTCTCCCTTAACCCTCGTCATCAACAATGGTGGCGGGGGTTTTGTTTTGCGCGGGCACCAGTAAATAGATCAGCGGCTTGTATTGGCGGGATAAACTGGCGGGGCTTGTGTTCGGGGAATGCTGCGCTTTTTGATCGCAACAGGCCACCCCCATAGTAATCCAGATGGCAAACCAATATACGCGGCTCGCGCATGTGGCGATGTGTTATGTCTTGGGATATGTGGCGGGGATGTTTGGCGGATCAGACCGGCAAGGTGGCAGCCTTGGGATCACCGATGGGGAAAGATATTTGTTCCCCTTATGTACCCGCGCATGGGCCACTGGGGTACCCCCGCATATGCTAGCAATATCCCCCTCGATTTTATGGCGGGATAGTTACCGATATGGTTAAAAACAATGCTTTGGGGGAGTCAGTGGGGAGTCAGTGAGGAGTCAGTGGGTAGTCGGGGGGTATATCCCGGCGGGTTACAAACCCATTGTACTGTTGTATTCACAATTTGTCAAGCGTTAAATTTTTTTTGTTGACATTTGCGTATTACATAGCCATAATAGGTGCGTAGGTCGTATTCAGACTTAGCACATCTCTCCGATTTCATAGCGATATTTGCACAACACACGAGATTGTGGCTACAGTGAATCGGTCTACACTCCTCATTTTCCCGAAAGATTACCATGTACACAGCAATGTTACTCATTTGTCACATAAATGCCATGCAGGGATGTATGGTAGTCACTGACGACTGGGGTCCATACAAAACAAAAGAGGAATGTATGGCTCGTGTAGAGGTGATGATAGGCAACGTACAAGAAATAACACCGTTTATGATTGTTTCGGGCACACGATGCACTACCAAAGCTGGAGAAGCCACGTAAAAATGAACCTGATGCCCCAACAACCCGCCAAAAAACGGGAACTAACCACCCAACAGTCCCTTTTTCTTGACATACTGTTTGAAAACGGCGGAAATATCACCGCTGCAGCCACAGATGCAGGGTATTCTGTGGGTAGTGCGTCGTGGTTACGCAAAACATTGGCAGATGAGATAGTAGAACGCACAAAAGACGTGCTATCTATGAACGCATTCAAAGCAGCCAACAGACTTGTAGCGACAATAGACAATCCCGCCCCCGAAAGAGGTGATGATCTACGTCTCAAAGCTGCCGAAAGCCTCCTGAACCGCGTAGGAGTCAAACAAGCGGAACAAATCAACCACAACGTAACGGCGGTTCACGGTGTAGTCCTCCTTCCGCCCAAAAAAGAAGTAGTGATAGAAGGAACAGACTGATGGAATTTTTTAAAGACGTGGTTAGAGCCGCAAAAGACTTGACAACTGACTTTACCGAAATGACCAAGCGTGAAGCATACAACCATTTGAATCGCGTTTACGGTGGAGACAAAGATAAAGTAACTGAAGGTATGCGTATGTGGAACGAAGCTAACCCCAATGCAAAGGGACGTTCTGCAGAAGGTTCAGCAGAGAAAGAATAGACGTGGCAGGACGCCCTAAGAAAGACCCCAACGCACCCAAAGCCTCGTACAACCTGTCCGTAAAGGAACGTGCCCGTCGTGCTGCCCAAAAGAAACTGAACGGGGCCAAACGTCGCGCAGCCAAAACAACAAAAGCAGCCGAAGACAAACGCAGATACGCCCGCAATCTTGAAGCAAAGATAACAAAGGTAGAAAAGGCACTTGTTGGTACGGAAACTAAAGTCGTTGATCAAGGAGATTTGTCTGAACTGCCTAGTGCCGTTTCAGAGTTGGTCAAGGACAGTGAGATTGTATTCCAGCCCAACGCTGGGCCTCAAGAAGAGTTTTTGTCTGCTGGTGAACGCGACGTACTATACGGTGGTGCAGCCGGTGGTGGAAAAAGTTTCGCGCTTCTTGCAGACCCGTTACGCTTTTGTCACAATAGCAACCATCGCGGTCTACTGCTTCGTCGCACTCTGGACGAACTAACCGAACTGATCGACAAGTCACGCCAGCTATACACAAAAGCTTTTCCCGGTGCAAAGTTTCGTGAGTCCAAGTCAACGTGGCACTTTCCCTCCGGAGCAACAATCTGGTTCACCTACCTAGACAAAGACAAAGACGTAACTCGCTTTCAGGGACAAGCGTTCAACTGGATAGGCATTGATGAGATTACCCAATATCCTACACCCTACGTCTGGGATTACCTGCGTTCTCGCCTTCGTACTACTGATCCTGAACTCCAGCAACACCTGTACATGCGCTGCACTGCCAACCCCGGAGGAGTGGGTGGTTGGTGGGTCAAGAAAACCTACATCGACGGAACTCCAGAAAACAAACCTTTTCCTGCGTTCGATATAGAGACAAAAAAAGACTTTGTGTGGCCCCCCGGCCACGAAAAGGCAGGTCAGCCGCTGTTCTTTCGTAAGTTTGTACCGGCACGGTTGACTGACAATCCCCATCTGATGGCAGACGGCCAGTATGAGGCCATGCTCAGATCGCTCCCGGATGTTGAACGAAAGCGACTTCTTGAAGGGGATTGGGACGTGGCAGAGGGAGCGGCCTTCCCAGAGTTCAGCCGCACCAAGCACGTCGTTGAACCGTTCGAACTGCCAACCAACTGGCCGCGCATACGGATGGCTGACTACGGGTACGCTGCACCCTCGTGTGTTCTGTGGGGTGCAATCGACTGGGACGACAACATTTGGATTTACAGAGAATTATACGAAAAACACTTGACAGCAGAACAATTAGCTGATAGAATACTAGCAGCAGAACAACTAGACCCATTACCACACTACACGGTCCTTGACTCGTCTTGCTGGAACAAGACAGGTTTTGGACCTTCGATTGCAGAGGTAATGATGCGACAGGGTGTTCGCTGGACACCAGCAGACCGCAACCGCATTCAAGGCAAAATGGAAATACACCGCCGCCTAGCTGACAATCCGTACACAGAGGAACCACGCATCCGCTTCTTTTCTACGTGCAGCAACATAGTCAAACAGATTGCTGGCATACCGCTCTCCAAAACAAACAGCGAAGATGTAGATACAAAGGCAGAGGATCACGCATACGATGCGTTGCGCTACGGAATGATGACACGCATGAGTGGCTACGCTTCCATACACCAACAACTGGGTGCAATCAAGAACCACGTCCACCAAGTTCAAGACGAAGTATTCGGATACTAACCTATGGCACTCACTGAAATAGAGTTTGTAGAAAAGATGAAGGCTGGCACCGCTACCGTGGAAGAAGCTATCAGCTTTGCTAGATCACGTCCGACAACCAGCCCCAACGCCAAAAAAAGAATAGGCACACTTACTTCAGGCTTTAAGGTAATGGGCTTGGATATTACCATGCCCTACAAAGACCTTAAAGACGATAAGGTTTTAACACTTTTTACTAAAGAAAATAGCCCAGACAAATCAAATCGTGCGCCTAACCTTCAAGCGTTAGAAAACAACATAAAAGATTTGTTTAGTAAGTATGCAATCTCCGGTGTAATGGAGAAAGTTCCGGGCAGCGATATTGAAGTAGCCATGTACCCACAGCTTACGGGCACGGGGACTGTAGCTGGAACTCAACGCACAGGCATGGCGGGTGAGCGTCCCATGCGTGGTCTTCTTCCAATGGAAGACTTTGCCAAGATGTACGCTGAAGCTGTGCCCCTTATTCAAGCAGAGTACGGGCAAGCCACCGCCGATCTTGCAAAGTATCATGCGACAACATCTCACAGACCTTCTCAATTACAAGGTCTAAAGAAATCTGACGTTACTGTTTCAAACAACACAATAACAGTAGCCGGTAAAAAAGTAACAAAAACTGATAAAAAGGGACGCCCTCCTCTAACTTTTGATTTAGATTCGCCAACGGGTCAACTACTTAAAAGAAATCTAGACTCAACTAAGTCTGAATTTTTATTTGATACTAGCACTGCAAATTTTGACGATGCGTTTGCCAAGCATATTACCCCTCGTCTTGAACAGTATTCAGAGTTACTACCTCTTGCAGAAATAAAAGTTGAAGGTCCAGACGGAATACAGCTTTCTGAAAAGCCAGTTACTACCCCCTCTGCCATACGCTCTATTGTTCCTAAAATTATGTTGGATCAATACAACATTCCAGAGGCACTTGTACAGGGAGTAATGGGGCATGTCAATGACAGCATTCTTCGTAAAAACTATGCAGGTCTTGCGCCGTCAACAGATATTCCTAAACTTCTTGAAAATCCATCCAGTTTTGCAGTGGGAGATTTCGGCACAACGCCTAAGAATATCAATATAGACCTTCTGTCTGATGAGGACAGGGCGGCACTGATAGAAGATCAGAAGCTTACAATAATTGAAGAAGAAAAAGCAAGACGGGCTGCTGCAGGGGCTGCTGTTGCAGAGGCGCAAGCCAAAGAAATAAAGGCAAAGGCTTCTGTAACCCCAGAAGAAATAGCTAGGGCAGCAGAAGTTGACATAGAAAAAGTAAAAGCCGATGAACTACGCCGCATGCGCGAGAAAGAAATACGGGCAGATGTTCGTGCATCTAAGCTTGATCAAACAGGCGACACACCCGAAGGCAACATCAGCGACGAAACTATAGAAAAATTAAAAAGACTTGGATTGTGGGACAAGCTTAGTTCTACGCTCAAATCTGGTTCCCTTGCAAGTCTTGCAGCCTTGAAAGTTGTTCCCGGACCTGTTGCCGACTTGAGTGCAGCCGTTATAGAAAAGACATTTGTTGGTGATGCAGAAGACCCCTACGATGTTGCACAAAGAAAAGGCGAGGAGTTTGTGGCTGAAAAATTAGGCCAAGAAACAACCGACTTTTTGCCAAGAATGGGAGGCGGCGCAGGAGTAGTAGTCGAAATGGCAACTGGCGCACTTTCCCGCGAAAAACAAGATATGAAAATACCCTCCATGATGCAAGAGGCGCAAGACCGCCAGTACGACTTTGGAGATGAATTTGGAAATATACCCGACGACGAGCAGGGGTTTGTTCCAAAGAGGGAAAAAGAAGCTGACCCTCGCATTACTATCTAAGCTTCCACAACCATAGGGGAGAGAAACCTATGCCCGGTAATAACTACAACTACGGTGCATCGTACATTATGAACGCAGATAAGACCAGCGTTGATAAAGACGAAGGCGCATCACAACTGTACCGCGAAGGTTTGGAATTCGACACTCGTGTACAGACAGGCCCAATGATCGAAGCAATGCCAAAGAAGCAAACAAAAGCTACGGTAGAAGCTTCACTTTTTAAAATGGCAGACGAACGCGACTACTAAGGAAGCGACATGTCCGATAATTTTCTAGAACCGGAAGAAGAACGAGCGATTCCGATAACCAATCCTGACGAGCAGATGCCCGGACTTGCGGGTCACATACGGGCACGGTTTGACGACGCAGAGAACGGACGGTTTTCAAACGAACAGCGATGGCTGCAAGCGTACAAAAACTTTCGTGGAATCTACGACAGTACAACGCAGTACCGCGACAGCGAGAGATCAAAGGTGTTCATCAAGATCACCAAAACAAAAGTCCTTGCTGCGTACGGGCAAATTATCGACATCTTGTTTGCCAACAAAAAGTTCCCACTTGTCGTGGAGTCAACTCCGATGCCAGAAGGCATTGAAGAGTTTGCTCACATGCGTACCCCCGCTGACGAACTAGACCAACAACCAAGTGATCCATACGGGTTTCCGGGAGATGGCCGTGACTTAGCACCCGGTGCCATGAGGGCGGATGATCCACATAAACTGGGATCGTACGGTAAAGACTTTGGTGACATGATCCTTGCGGGCAAGTCTCGTGTGGGTGAACCACAGTTTGAACCTGCAAAAGAACAAGCACGAAAGATGGAAAAGTGTATCCACGATCAGTTGCTTGACACCAACGCCGTCAGTGAGTTTCGCAAAGCTATCTTTGAGTCAGCACTGTTTGGTACGGGAGTGATCAAAGGCCCGTTTAACTTTTACAAGCGGGTACACAAGTGGACAACTAACGAAGAGGGTGAGCGGGAGTACACCCCGTACGAACGCACTGTGCCCCGCATTGAACACGTTTCGTGTTGGGACTTTCACCCTGATCCCTCCGCCACGTCTGTAGAAGACTGCGAGTACGTCATCGAACGGCACCGTATGAACCGGCAGCAGCTACGCAGCCTTGTCATGCGCCCACACTTTGACGCCCAAGCAATCGAAGAGTGCCTTGCAAAAGGACCAAACTACGAAGATAAATACTACGAAGACACCATTCGTGAAGACGAAACAGAACCACACATTTCTGAAAACAGATACGAAGTTCTTGAGTATTGGGGCGTCCTTGACTCTAAGTTTGCAAAAGAAGTAGGCTTTGAGGGCGCAGAGAACATGTCAGAGTTTGACCAAATGCAGGTCAACATCTGGGTGTGTGGTACAATGATCCTTCGTTGTGTGCTGAATCCATTCACACCGGCACGTATACCCTACCAGTCGTTTCCGTTTGAAATCAACCCCTATCAAATCTGGGGTGTTGGCGTTGCGGAAAACATGGAAGACGCACAGATGCTGATGAATGGTCACGTTCGTATGGCAATCGACAATCTTGCCCTCGCTGGCAACCTTGTATTTGACGTGGACGAAGCGTCCCTTGTTCCCGGACAAAACATGGACATCTTTCCCGGCAAGATATTCCGCCGTCAGTCTGGAGTCACTGGCACCGCTGTCAACGGACTCAAGTTTCCAAACACAGCCGGTGAAAACATTCAGATGTATCAGATATCACGGCAGCTTGCTGACGAAGAGACGGGCATACCATCCATCACTCACGGTCAAACAGGAGTCACGGGAACAGGACGTACCGCTGCAGGTCTGTCCATGCTGATGGGTTCCGCTGGACTGTCCATGAAGACCGTCATTAAAAACATTGACGACCATCTCCTCAAGCCAATCGGTGAAGCGTTCTTTCAGTGGAACATGCAGTTTGGTGAAAACATTGAGGACATCACAGGCGACCTAGAAATCAAACCGCGTGGCGTTGCAGCCGTCATGCAAAAAGAAGTCCGCACACAGCGTCTTACCTCGTTGCTACAGACTGTAGCTAACCCCATGCTTGCTCCGTTCGTAAAGATACCAAACTTGATGCGTGAACTGGCTATCTCACAGGACATTGATCCTGACAGCCTAGTCAACGATCAAAACGAAGCGCAAGTATACGCACAGATGTTACAAGGAATGATGCAAAATGCTCAACAAGGACCAAGCCCGCAAGCTGGCCCCGATGCTCAACAGCAAGGAATGGGAGCCGCTCCGGGAGTACCTAGCGGACCTCAAGGACTTGACGATTCGGGCCGTGGTAACGGCACAATCGGAGTCGGAACTGCGCCAGTTGCAGGGGAAGCTGGCTTTACTGGAAACCCTCCTTCAACTGAAGGATAGCTACGAGGCAGTAGTAAAAAACAATGGCTGAAAACGACACAACAACGGGCACCACTACCGTGACTAGCGGCACTCCGTATTTTGATCCGGCTCCTGAGTTGACTCAAGACGAGTACCAGTCGCGGTTCATTGATTTTTACAACATGCCAACAATCACTGACCCCGTGGTTATTGACGACGATGACGACGACGATGACGACGATCAGGACGTGCAGGCAAACGTCCTTGCACCCGTAGGAAGCGACGAAGACAGACCGACTGTCTTTGGCGCAGGGGTCACACTGGGCGGTGAAAGTTCATTTGATTTTAAAACAAAAGACTTTAATGAAGTCATAAACGACTACGTTGATCCTAGCAAAGCAATACAAGACGGTGCAAAAAAAGATAAGTCTCTTAGCGGGTTTGGTAAAGCCGTCGCTGACATGTACAAAACCCCAGAGGGTGCTGTTGGAAGTGCTGTAGGAACTATGATGGGACTTGGACCGCTTGGTGGACCTGCCCTGTCTGCTATGGCGGAAATGAACCGCAAAAAACAAAAAGAAACAGCCGACTCAATCGCCGCAACAGGCGGCAGTGGCGGTTCCATGTTTGAACTAAACGGTCAACTGGTTTACCGCAAGCCGGGAGAAACAATTTTTTCTGGAGTGTTTAGTGGCACTCAAAGACAAATGGCTGGCTTGGAACACATGAGTAAGGGGTTCCTTCCGGGCATGATGAAAGAAATAGCCAACTCTCGCCCTGATGCAGTTGGTACATACATCAACACCGGTCACAAAGCACTAGCCACAGCCAGTGGCGTTGCCGTTGACGCATACGGTACTGTTGTGGGGTCTGATGGGTCTAGTCAAAATGTTAGTGCAACTCAAGCCACAAAAGCACGAAACAGGTTCACTACTGATTTAATGACGGAGATGGGATATACCGCAAGTCAAATTAGTGCCGCTACTGCAGGAAAAAGGGACTTATCTCAACAGCTAAAACAAGCCCTCAACGAACACATGAAGCAGTTTAAAACTGGTATATTTCATAAAACAAGTAATGTAGCGTTGGGTGATTACAACAAGCACTTGGAAGAGGCAAAAAAGTTTTCGTCTGATTTTTTGAAGAGTAAGTTAGGTGACGCCTCTTCAGAAAAGAAACAAAAACCCGGTGTTGATCCCGCTTCTGTGTTAGCTAATGAAGGGCCAGATAAAGGTAACGTATCAGGCGATTTTGGAATGTCTGACTTTTCAGGTCCACCTAAAGAAGATTCTAAAAGCGAAGAAAAAAGTGGTGGTACACAAAGTGGTGGTACACAAAGTGGTGCTACTGGCGGCGGCACTGCTCCCGGTGGTAGCGGTGGCTCCTATGGCGGCATGGGCGGCTCTAATGTCGGCGGTAGTGGGGGCTACCGCGCACTGGGTGGCCGTGTTGGCTATGCACCCGGAGGGGTCGCACGAGCCGCACCAGCGGGCTTTGTAGAGCGTCCGCCATCACAGGTATCTGAAGCTGCTACAGTGGCCGATGACAAGCCTATGAGCGTCGATGACGGCACGTTTGTTATCAACGCAGCAGCCGTAGAGTTTGCGGGCGAGGACGACATAGCACGTATGCTACAAACTGCGTACAAAAAGCTAGGTAAACAAGGCAAGGGTGCCCCGTCAAAAGAACAGATAGACATAGCTGTGTCACGTGGAGAAGTCATTGTCCCGCCAGCTATCGCCAAGATTATTGGCTATGACCGCCTAGAGAAGATCAACAATCGCGGTAAAAAAGAAACGTCTAAGCGTATTAAAGAGAATGGTCAGCAGCCTGTGGGCGCAGCAGGGGGTGGATTCCTCACTAGAAAAAAGTTAGCTGATGGCGGTGAGGTAGACGAATACGAAGACAAGATTATAGCTGATGAAGTGCATCGAAAGATGAACGAGTTGCTTACGAACGCTCAAACATTTACTGATGCTCAAGTTATGCGAGATAAAGATTTTAAATTAAGTGTTGATTCCGATTACTACAGCGGTGCCGATCTAGAATACGCAAATGAAGTGGCTAGACTAAACAAAACTAATCCCATACTTGGAGATTTTTATGCAGGGTCTAGCAACATCAACGTGCCTTTGACTCCGACGCTATTTAATTTGTTTGTACTAGCAGAAGAAATAGCACACCTTGATGCAGAAAAATTTGCTAACATAGGAAATTCATTCGGCTACGAAGAGAGTGATCTTAGAGAAGAATTAAGAGCTAAAGACATTGCTTTCAAAGTAGTGGGGGGCATGTTTCCTACAGACGAAAAAACTGCAAATATGACTAGGGATGGTTACTTATCACAATTTAGGCGGTACTTACAGGATAATGCAGAACCCGTTATACAACAAGCTATGTATAAAAAATACCCAGAATTAAAAGCTGCTGAACCCATAAAATATCCCTCACAAAAATTTGACGATGCTGTAGATAAACAGCGCAAAAATGAAGTGCTTGAAAGAATAGCAAAGAGTGATGAACGACTAGCAGAAAGAGTAGCAGCTAGATATAGAGAAGAATTTCGTAGTAAAGAAATAAATTAGAGAATTCGTCGGCTACCCGCTAACAACGGCCCCGACTCAACCGAAGCGGCTACCTACAAGCCAAAGTAGCCCCGCTAACAAGAGGTAATAAAATGGCAAAACCAAGAGGCCACCGTGCCAACAAACCAAACGACTCATTCGGAACAATCAACAATGATTCGTTATATCGTGGAAAGCACCGCGAAGATGTCTACAAAGATGACGATGAAGACAACGAAGCGGAAGAGACTGTAGAAGCACAAGAAGCGGACCCCGAAGAGGCTACTCCCGAAAGTGCAGACAGTTTTGTTTCAAACAAAAAAGAAGCGGAACACGATTACAAGAAACGATACGACGATCTCAAACGACACTACGATACTAAGGTCAATGAGTTCAAAGGTGAAATCAACGAACTTAGGCAGTCGCTGGAACGGCGGGAGGTAGAGATGCCAAACAACGTAGCAATGCCAAAGACGATGGAAGAACTGGAACAATTCAAGTCTCAATATCCAGAAGTGTTTGATGTCGTACAAACCGTTTCTTCGCTCCAAACAGAATCACAGGTATCCCAACTCCGCGAGGAACTGGGAACGATCAAAGAGCGAGAAAAAGACCTAGAGAAAAAGAATGCGTATCAGCAGCTTGTTTCTCACCATCCCGATTTCGACGAAATCAAAGTGGATGAAAAGTTTCTTTCTTGGCTTGAAGAGCAGCCTGAATCTATTTCTGATGGCATCTACAAAAACAATACGGATGCTAAATGGGCGGCACGGGTCATAGACCTCTACAAAGCTGATACTGGCGTATCGGCAAAGAAGAAAACCAAACGGGCTTCTGCAGCAGATGCAGTCACTAAAACCTCCGCGAGAGAAGTGGCTACAACTAAAACAGAAGGTAAAATTTGGAAAGCTTCTGAAATCCGTAGTCTCAAGCCGTGGGAGTTTGAAAAGCTGGAAAGCGAATTAGACACTGCACGTCAAGAGGGACGGATCGACCTTAACAACTAATCCTCAAACAGAGGGAAGGAAAAGAACCAATGGCATTTGGTACTGCTGCAGGTTATGGTAACCTGCCTTCCGGTAACTTCGCACCGGAAATCTTTAGCCAAAAGGTTCTCAAGTTCTTCCGTCGTGCTTCGGTTGTAGAAGATATTACAAACACCGACTACGCGGGCGAAATTGAAAACTTTGGCGACACGGTTCGCATCATCAAAGAACCAACAGTCACAGTCAGTTCGTATACACGGGGTTCCGTCGTAAACGCACAAGACTTGGCTGACGATCAAATCACGATGGTTGTCGATAACGCAAACGCTTTCGCGTTTAAGATTGACGACATCGAAGAGCGGCATTCGCACGTAAACTTTGAAGCACTTGCTACCTCATCAGGTGCATTTGCTCTGAAGCGTAAGTACGATGCAAACGTCCTGCAAGCTATCTCTGATGGCGCAGGTATCGCTGGTGCTGACGACGCTTCACTGTCAGGTGGTCTTACCACTACAAACAGTGCGTTGGGTACTGCATCCGCTCCTATCAACGTAGAAACTGACGATGCTGGCATCAACCTGATGCTGCTGATGGCACGTACACTGGACGATCAGTCTGTGCCAGAAGAGAATCGTTGGTTTGTAGCACCACCAATCTTCTACGAGAAGATGTTCCAAGCCGGAAACAAGATGGCTGAAGTTCAGGTAACTGGTGACGCTACTTCTCCACTGCGTAACGGTCTTGCTATTCCGGGTACCCTTGCTGGTTTCCGCTGTTACAAGTCTACTGCGCTTAACTCAACAGCAGGTACCGATCAGGTAACTCTGTCTGGTGTGGCAACTGACGCCTCTGAGAATGTAATTCTCGCTGGTCACATGTCGTCCACCTCCACTGCTTCGCACATTGCTAAGACCGAAGTGGTTCGTTCAACTGAGTCGTTCTCTGACGTTATTCGTGGTCTGCACGTTTTTGGTCGCAAAGTTCTGCGCCCAGAAGCTGTCGTTCGCGGCGTCATCGACTTTGCGTAAGGGGAGATATATAAATGGCTACTTATGATCGTACCATTACCGGTGGAGGAACCGTTGGTCATCCGGCTAACCTGCCTCGCCCGTATGTTATCACCTCTCCGGTTTACGACGCGGTTGATAACACGTCCCTTGCTGGGGCTGATATCGTCAAGATGATTGATCTGCCTGCAGATACAATGGTAATCGGTGGTTGTCTGGAAGTCCTTGAGGCTTCGGGCAACGCCTCCGTGACGCTTGACGTAGGCACCAGCGCTGACGTTGACGCATTCGTTGACGGTGGCGCAAGTAACGCTGCTGCACTCCTTCAGTTCAACCTGAAGGCTGCGGCGACCAACATGGTCACTTCTGCTGACTCTGTTCAAGTTACTGTGCTTGATTCCGGATCATCTGGAACAACTGCACTGCGTTTCCGTGTACACGCTGTTGTATGTGACGTGTCGCAGAACCCCGTAGAATCTGCTACAGTTTCTACAGGAACATAATAATACTCTTGGGGGCAGGGCAACTTGCCCCCTTGACTCTTTACTCAATTTATGTTATAAGCAATAACCTTTGCGGGGGATATACCCATGGCACCTAAGGCACCAGCTAAACCAAAGAAGAAATCAAAGGGCGCAACACCTAAAAACAAAGCGTTGTACGCTCGTGTGAAAGCAGAAGCAAAGCGTAAGTTCGATGTTTACCCGTCAGCATATGCAAATGCTTGGCTTGTTCGTACATACAAGAAGCGTGGTGGAACGTACTAGGTATGGCTAAACCAAAGGGCGGTTTAACAAAGTGGTTCAAAGAGGACTGGCGGGATGTAAAGACCGGCAAGAAGTGTGGTCGTTCTGGTTCTGAAAAGAAGAAGCGTCCCTATCCTGCCTGTAGACCAGCCAAAGTTGCAAAGCGCATTACAAAAAAAGAAGCATCAAAGAAGACCGGACCACGCAGAGTGAACTGGTCTGTAACGGCTTCAGGTAGAAAAAGGAAAAAGGCCAGTGGCAAGAAAGCCTGATAAAATGCCAGCCCGCAACAAAAAGAACTTTCGTCCTACAAAGAAGGGCGCAGGTATGACAGAGGCCGGGGTAAAAGCGTATCGACGCAAGAATCCCGGCAGCAAACTAAAGACAGCGGTTACCGGCAAAGTAAAACCCGGAAGTAAAGCAGCCAAGCGGCGTAAGTCATTTTGTGCCCGCTCTGCTGGGCAGATGAAAAAGTTTCCCAAAGCTGCAAAGAATCCTAACAGCCGTTTGCGTCAAGCACGAAAGAGGTGGAAATGCTAAACCTACTTATCGGACCAATCACACAACTAGCAGGTACGTGGCTTGAAGGAACGGTTGAAACAAAAAAAGCAAAGACTATGGCGAAGGTCGCAACGTCCAAAGCTGAAGCGGCTATTATGGAAAAAAAGGCGACGGGTGAGATTGACTGGGATTTAGAAGCAATCAAGGGTGCCCAAAACTCGTGGAAAGATGAATGGCTAGTCATCTTGTTTTCTGTACCACTAATACTAGCCTTTATACCCGGAATGGAAGATGTCGTATCACATGGATTTCAACAACTGGAGCAAATGCCTGAATGGTACCAGTACAGCTTGGGCGTTATTGTTGCTGCAAGCTTTGGAGTCCGCAGCGCAACAAAATTCTTTGGAAAAAAATGACCTTGATAAAAAAGATTTTAAACGCCGTATTTAAGCACGTGATTACTCCTGACTACGTAGGAGACTTGTCGCGGCACAGATTGCACTCGACTAAATACGAAGACCTGTGCAAGTAAGGAATGCAACATGGCCGAAGTCACAATGGAACGGTTTCTCAAGTGGAAGATACTACCCCGCTTGATGATGCTAATGATGTCTGTATCAGCGTGGAGAGTAGTGGAGTGGTTTATGACTCTGCCCGATCCGACAAACGCACAAGCAGGTCTAGTAAGTGTAGTCACGGGGGCCATGACCGGTGCATTTGCGGTGTGGTTGGGACATGAAAAGCATTAGGAGATAATAATGAAGAAGTCAGTACCAGCCCCAAAGGGCTTTCACTGGATGAAATCCGGTAAGACTTTTAAACTTATGAAAAACCCTCCCGGTGGATACAAGCCACACAAAGGCGCATCAACCCGTGCGTCTTTTGACGTACAAAAGGTACACAAAAAATGAAGTACAACGCATCACACTTCTTGGACAAACTAATCGAACACGAGGGCATGGTGCTTACCGTGTACGAAGACAGTTTGGGCATAGAGACTATAGGTATAGGTCGCAACCTCAAAGACAGAGGTATCAGCCCAGAAGAACTGGAATACATGGACATCCCTAACATGGCCATCGTGTACACCAACGGTATTAGTGAGGCAGACGCACGTTACCTTGCCATGAACGACATCAAGATTGTAGAGAACGAGTTGTGTCAGGTACATCCCTGCGTCAAAGATTTAGATGCTGTACGCCAGCTTATCTTGATGGACATGGCATTTAACATGGGTGTGCCTCGTCTCTGCAAGTTCAAGAAGATGTGGAATGCAATACACGAGAACAACTTTGATGCTGCCAGCATTGAGATGATGGACTCCCGCTGGGCACGTCAAGTAAAGTCGCGGGCCAAGAAGTTGTCTGATGCAATGAAGTCAGGAGAGTTTTGATGTCTTTAGAATTTTTTGAAAAAATGAGTACCCGTGAACTACTCTCTATTGCACGTAGCGTAGGTTTTTCGGGTAAAGACAAGGATGGTAAAGTTCTTGACAGAGACGTGCTGATTGACTCTCTCCATCAATTTGAGGGTGCGGGTATGTTTGACGGTATGCGTAGAAAACAGGCTATGGGTGGTAAGGTGTATTCTAAGTCGCAGCCTCGTAAGGCACATGGCAGTGGAGAAAAAACGTATGGCTAGAGGTAGACCTGCAGAAGAAAGTGCTGAAAAAACTTTAAGCTATGATCAGGGAAGCATACGGCATGATATGCAGCAGGGTATTAAAAACAGACGTGGACCGTACCCAACTCGTAGAAAAGGCATAACTCGTCCAGATCGTCCCTCCAAAAAGGCTATAGAACTTATGAAAAAGGGTAAGCCTGTAGCTTTTACCTAAATCAATGGTACATGTTTTTCTTCTTTTTGTTTTCGTAGGCGTAGGAGATGACAAGAAGCTGGTCAGCAAGGACATGCACTTCAAAGACCTACGAGAGTGCGTTTGGTACGCACAAACCCTACACAAACAAGGCAACCTAATAACGGCATATTGTGTGCCGAAGTTCATAACAGACGGCAACGTAAAGGTATACTGATGGACCCCATTAGCGCGATGGCTACCGCATCGGCTGCATTCGGTGCAATCAAAAAGGGCTTTCAAGTAGGACGTGATATTGAGGCAATGGCCTCTGATCTGTCCCGCTGGATGGGTGCCATGTCTGATTTGGACATGCTGGAGAAAGAGGCAAAAAACCCTCCTATCTTTAAAAAGCTGTTTGCCGGTAAGTCTGTAGAACAAGAAGCGATGGAGACGTTTGCTGCCAAACAAAAGGCAGAAAGCCAGCGCAGAGAGTTACAAAACTGGATTGGCATGACGATGGGTAAGTCCAAGTGGGACGAACTTGTTCGCATGGAAGGCCAGATTCGCAAGCAACGCCAAGAAACATTATACAAACAACGGCAACGTAGGCACAAGTTTGTAGAGATTGTAGCATGGATAGTCATGGTTACTTTTGGTATAGGTCTTCTTTTCGGTTTTGTTTTGTTTCTCAAAGGCACAGTTGCTAACGCTGCAGACCCAGAGTATGTAACCTGTAGGCTCAAGGGCTGCACTAAGATAGACAACCAACGAGTCTGTATATATCACGGAGCCAACAACACCGTAGATCAAGTCTGGATAGACTTTCACGAATTCTTTCCCAAAGAGATACAGTGCAAGTACGACCCCAAAAACGAAAAACCTCCCACAATGCGCGAAACATTCGAAGCAATCGAAAAGTCAAGAAAATAATTCTTGCTAATTTAAATAAATAGGTGTATAATGACTAACAGGGAGACAGACATGAAACGACTTGCCTACGAAGCCCTGAAGCACAAGTACGAGGCTCAAAAAAAAGATGCGCTATTTGTATACGCAAATTACACAAACAATCCGGCGGCTATCGGTGAACATCCGCAGTTGCTTGAGGAAATGGACAAGGCAGTCGCAAACTGGGCAGATGCTCAAGACAAGCTGGATGCGCTTGAAGTTCTTCATAGCGAAACTTAACGGGTACTAGATATGCCAGTATTAAATGGAGGCTCCAAGTTTGTTACCCAAGCAAAAGCGTTGACAAATACGAATGATACGGATTGCTACGTTGTTCCGGCAAACTTTTCGTCTCACATTGAACACGTCCTGATAACCAACAGCGATTCTAGTAATCGTAACTACACTCTAAAGTTTCACGAAGCTAATACTTCGACTACATACACATTGTTTTCGTCCCACGCAGTGACAGGCAAGGGTTCTGAATCACTTTTTACAGTAGACAAACCTCTCTACTGCCACGCGGGTGACAAGATTATCGTAGCTGCAGGTACTGCTGACACTTTGACAGTCGTCGTTGCTGCCGAAGAATTTTATGAACCTCACAGGTAAGACATGAACTATCTCCAACTCTGCAATGCTGTTCTTCGAGAGATCAACGAGGTTGAAATCACTAACGTGGCTTCGACTAGGGGTATACAAACATCTGTTTCTGATTTTATCAACAAGGCTCAACGTGACATTATCAACTCTGAAGTCGAGTGGCCGTTTACCGTTGTTAGCCAATCTTTCACAACTACTGCAGGAACAGCAGAGTACGCCAGAGAATCAGATGCGAAGACTGTTAATTATGACAGCTTTACTGTACAAGAATCCGCATCAACAGCAGAAAAAAAACTAAGGTATCTTTCATTTAATGAGTATTTAGATCGACACAATGAGGCCGATACAAATCCTGACACGGGTTCACGTGCCCTGCCGGAGTTTATTTATAAAACGCCTGACCAAAAGCTAGGATTGTCTCCTGTACCAGACGTGTCCACCTACACCGTTAGGTACTACTACTATAAGACAGTCACCGACATGTCCGCAAACACAGACACGCCTACTATTCCAGAAAGATTTCACGACGTTATTGTAAATCGCGCTAGGTACTACGCACACATGCTACGATCCGACGTACAATTCTCACAGCTTGCATTGCGAGATTACACAGAAGGATTGTCTCGTATGCGTATCGAACTGATTAATCGCAAGGACTACATGAGAGCCGTCTAATGCCAGATACTTCTCTATTAAGTCCCTTTGTTGTAAAGCTAAATGGTGGACTCATTCTCAACAGGGACTCGTTTTCCATGCCTCCCGGTGCGGCCCTTGAACTTATCAATTTTGAGCCAGATATTTCGGGTGGTTACCGTCGTATTAATGGTTTTTCTAAGTACAATTCCAATATTGTACCCCAGACAAGCGCATCCACAGAAAAGGTTCTTGGTGTAGCAATATACAAGGGCAACATTATTGCTGCGCGGGGAGAAAAGGTATTTAAGGGTGGCACGACTGGATCGTGGACTGCTATTCAGACAGGCCGTACCAATGCAGAAAGATACAGTTTTGTTACGTACAATTTTGACAACACTGAAAAGATAATCTATGTAGACGGCGTTAATAACGCTGCTATATTTAATAACAGTTCCGTTACTGCTGTAAACACTACTGGCGCACCTGCTGATCCCTCTACGGTAGCCTTACACAAGAATCACATGTTCTTTGCGGGCATGTCATCTAACCCCCAAGAGATCGTGTTTTCTGCACCCTTTAGCGAAACAGATTTTTCTGCAGCAAACGGCGCAGGGTCTATCAAGGTAGACAGTGCAGTCGTACAGCTAGTTACTTTTCGTAACTCGTTGTTTATTTTTTGTGAAGATCAAATTCATCAACTTACCGGCACGTCCATTGCTGACTTTCAACTGCAGCCCGTAACTCGCAGAATCGGTTGCGTAAGCCAGCACAGCATTCAAGAACTTGGTGGTGACATCATATATCTCGCTCCGGACGGGCTTCGCACTCTTGCTGGTACGGCCCGCATCGGAGACGTAGAACTTGGTACCGTATCGAAGCAGATACAGGACAGACTCCTGCTCACTAATATCAGCCTCGACAGAATTTCTTCTACTGTTATTCGTAACAAGAGTCAGTACCGCCTTTTTTTTGCTGCGGACGCTACCGTAGAGACGGGAGCAAATGGCGTAGCTGCCGTAATGAAACAGGCAGCAGAAGGCGGCGGCATGGGGTTTGAGTACGCTGACTTGCAGGGCATCAAACCCGCCTGCATGGCTTCCGGCTTCATAGATAACACCGAAACAATCGTTCACGGCGGTCACGACGGATACGTGTACAAGCACGATGATGGCAACAGCTTTGATGGCACTAATATACCCGCACGATATCGTTCTCCTGACTTGAACATGGGAGATGCAGGTATTCGCAAGTTGATGCAGCGAATTATCTGGAACTACGAAAACGAAGGCACTGTCGATTCTAACTTCAGGATCAGATATGATTTTAACTCTTCCGACGTGCCACAGCCTGCTCAGTACGCTTTGGCTACGGGCGGTAGTGCAGCCATCTACGGTGATCCAATCAGTAAGTATGGCACTGCGGTGTATGGATCGTCAGGCGCACCTCTGGTACGTCAGTCTGTAGAGGGCGGCGGATTTACAGTGGGTGTGCGTGTAGATGACCGTAGCGGTCTCGCACCCTTTTCAATCAAGGGCTATCAATTAGAATTTACTCCGGGAGGGAGACGTTAAATGGCAGGATATTCCGCACGGCAGTCAACCTACGTTGATGGCGACGTTATTGATGCAGCAGATTCCAATGACGAATTTAACCAGCTTTTAGCTTCGTTTGTTAATACTACTGGTCACAAGCACGATGGCACGGCAGGCGAGGGTCCGGTCATTGGACTCATTGGTGATCCGGGAGAGACCACGCCACTCAACAAAGTCGTTATCGACAACCCCAACAATCAGATCGAATTTTCAATTGACGTATCTAGTTCATCTGTAGAACAACTTGTTATCAAAGACGGCGTAGTTGAGCCGACAACTAATAACGATATTGACTTGGGTGCGTCTAGCAAGCAGTTCAAAGACCTGTATATTGACGGCGTTGCAAATGTAGACAGCATTGCGATGCCGACTACAACCGTCACGGACATCCTAGACGAAGACAACATGTCGTCTAACAGTGCTACTGCGCTTGCCACACAACAGTCCATCAAAGCCTACGTCGATACACAACTCACAGCAGAAGACCTTGACTTCCAAGCGGATTCCGGTGGCGCACTCTCTATCGACTTGGACAGCGAAACACTCACATTCACTGGTGGTACCGGTATTGACACTAGCGGCTCCGGCAATGCCGTTACTTTTGCTATTGATTCTACTGTAACAACCCTTGCAGGTTCGCAAACTCTAACCAACAAAACTTTGACCGCTCCAGTGATTGCTACAATCAGCAACTCCGGAACGATTACGCTGCCGACTAGCACAGACACACTTGTAGGACGTGCTACTACAGACACGCTAACAAACAAAACTCTTACTTCTGCAGTTCTTAACGGCAGCATATCTGGCACGTCTATCAAAGATGAAGATGATATGTCATCAGACAGCGCAAGTCATCTGGCTACGCAGCAGTCTATCAAGGCGTACGTTGACAGCCAAGTAACTGCACAAGACCTTGACTTCCAAGCCGATAGTGGCGGGGCGTTGTCGATTGACCTCGACAGTGAAACGATGACCTTTACTGGTGGTACAGGAATCGACACAAGCGGTTCAGGTAACGCCGTTACTTTTGCCATTGACTCAACCGTTACAACACTGGCAGGTTCGCAGACTCTTACTAACAAGACCCTTACAACTCCTGTAATTAGCAGCATTAGCAACTCAGGGACGATTACCCTGCCTACTGATACAGATACCCTTGTAGGTCGCGCAACATCAGACACCCTTACAAACAAGACCATTGATGCTGACAACAACACCGTTAGCAACATTGAAGTGGACAACCTAAAGTCTGGTGTTCTGGATACTGACCTGTCATCCGTAGCGGGCACCGATACCACCCTTGCTTCTGCAAAAGCTATCAAGACATACGTAGACGCACAGGTCACCGCATCTGATTTGGATTTCCAAGCGGATAGTGGTGGAGCGTTGTCTATTGACCTTGACAGCGAGACTATGACTTTTACTGGAGGAACCGGCATTGATACCAGCGGGTCCAGTAACACTGTTACATTTGCTATCGACAGCACAGTAACAACACTAGCGGGCACTCAGACTCTGACCAACAAAACCCTGACCAGCCCAACTATCAATGGCGGCTCTTTGTCTAGCACAGTTACAGGCACAACGCAGTCTGCCGGGACTAGCAACACAACTATCGCCACCACAGCCTTTGCGGTAACAGAAGCGAACAACGCAGCCGTAGCAATGGCGATTGCTTTGGGTTGACAAACTACGCAAAACAATCTATAATATATCCGAAGAGGGATACCAATGGCAAACTCATTTAAACTGGTGACAGACACTGGAGTAGGCACTTCCGCTGCCACGGTTCATACTGGTGCTGGTTCTACCGAAACAACAATCATTGGCATGTCGATTGCAAACATTCACACCTCACAGATTGAGGTAGATGTACAGCTTGAGAACAATGACGGTGACAATATCTACATTGTAAAGGATGCACCTATTCCTGTGGGTAGCAGCCTTGTTGTTGTGGGCGGTGAACAGAAAGTAGTTATGAACGCAAGTGATGTCTTGAAAGTTACGTCAAATGTCGCATCTAGCGCAGACGTTGCTTTGTCTATTCTTGAAATTACGTAAGGAATAATCATGGGTTATATCGGCGCAGGTATATCAAGATTTAACACGGCAGACGAACTGACTGTTACTGGTGATGCTGAGTTCAACGGCAACGCTAACTTTGGCGACAGTGACAAGGTTTCTTTTTCTTCTGGAAAACTTGAAATGTACCACGATGGTACAAACGCCTATATTGATGAGACATATGCTAACGGCACGTTTCTAATCAGGGGCAATAACATTTCGCTTCAAAAGTACACTGGCGAGACAATGATACAGTGTGTGTCGGACGGTAAAGTTGAGTTGAACTTCAACAACGTGCCAAAGTTAGAAACCACCTCATCTGGTGTTTCTGTGACGGGCGGGTTCACCGCAACTGACGGCTGCACAATCACCACTGCCGACAACGACCCGCAACTCACACTTGTGTCTACAGATGCGGATGCAACTCAAGGTCCAGTATTAAAGTTTTACAGAAACAGTGCATCTCCTGCTGATAACGACCTAATAGGTCAACTTTTGTTTCACGGTGAAGATGGCGCTGGCAACGACCAGCAATATGCAAATATTCAAAGTATAATTACCAACAATGCTCACGGCAATGAATCTTCCTCACTAAATATAAGCACGATAAAAGGCGGTAGTGTTGAGCAAAGCGTTAAGTTTGGTGCTACTGAAACTGTATTTAACGAAAGTTCATTAGACCTAGACTTCCGTGTTGAGTCTCTTGGCGATGCCAACTCTTTTGTTGTTGAAGGCGCAACAAAGGGCATTGGTATGGGTACGAATGACCCAACCATTGACTCTTCACTGGCTGGGGTAAGTGTAGCTGGTGCTTCACGGGTGCTACATATCCACGATGATAGTGGCGCGTATTTAAAACTTTCAGACCCAGCCAGTGGTTCTAATCGTGGCGCACAGTTTGCGCTGATTGGCACTGATGCAATTCTGAATAATTGTGAAAGTGGTAGAATTATATTCGGCACTGGCAATACGGAGCGCCTCCGCATCCAAAGTGATGGGCGCATGTGTAAAGGCACGACCAGTGCAATTCAAGGCGAGGATATTTCGCACCAATACAATTCAAATAATGGTCCGGGTCTGATGATGAACAGCACAGACACGAGTGGAAACACACATACCCAAGTCATCTTTAGACGCAATGGCGCAAATGTCGGGTCAATACAGACCAACGGCGCTTCAACAGCCTACAATACATCCTCAGACTATCGCCTAAAGGAAGCGGTTACGCCACTCACCAACGCAACCGACAGGCTGAAACAACTCAATCCTGTGCGCTTCAACTTCATTTCTGACGCAGACACAACGGTTGACGGGTTTTTAGCGCATGAGGCACAGGCCGTTGTGCCGGAGAGTGTCAGTGGAACTAAAGACGCTATGTGTGAAGAGCAATACGAAGTCACACCAGCGGTTCTTGACGATGATGGCAATGAGGTAACACCCGCAGAAATGGGTACGCGCTCTGTGCCGGACTATCAGGGCATCGACCAATCGAAGCTGGTTCCGTTGCTTGTGGCAACCATTCAGGAACTCGAAATTCGTATAGCCACGTTGGAGGCCGGAGAATGACTAGAGCAAGAGACTTAGCAGATGCAGCCGATAAGGACTTCAGTGGCACCGTTACTGTAGACAATATAACTATTGGCGGTAACATCTCGCAGGATAGCGGCACGGTTAAGCTGGACGGCAATCACCCTGTTGGCACACAGAATGTTGCACTAGGAGATACTGCATTAGACAGTAATACCACTGGCGGCAGAAACACTGCCATCGGTGCAAACGCTATGACTACCTATAATGTTACAGATAGCGGAAACGATTTTAATGTAGCTGTTGGTTACAACTCTCTGACATCTCTTACAACAGGCTTTTCAAACACGGGTGTTGGTTCTTTAACTTTAGAGTCCACAACCACGGGAGCGAACAACACTGCCTGTGGATACGGTGCGCTTGATAGCAATACAACAGCAAATAACAATACGGCTGTTGGTTATGATGCACTGACCGCAAACACCACTGGCACAAGCAACGCTGCTGTTGGCCCATACGCCTTGCAATCAAACACGACAGGCAGTAACAACATTGCAATGGGTCATAGTGCTTTAGGCAATAATACAACAGCGTCAAACAACACAGCGGTTGGTAAAGACGCACTCACCACGACTACTACTGGTGATGGAAACAATGTAGGTATGGGGTATCGTTCTCTGTACGTTACTACTACAGGCGCACAGAATGTGGGATTGGGTTCCTTTGCGCTAAAACAAAACACCACCGCATCTAACAATACGGCTGTTGGGTATAACTCTCTAGCCGAAAACACCACTGGCACAAGCAATGTTGCGTTAGGAAAAAGTGCAGTTGATACAAATACAACGGGCAGCAGAAACACAGGATTGGGGGAAAGCGCACTAACTGCGAACACAACAGGAAATAATAATTTAGCGGCAGGTCAAGGGGCATTAGCGGCAAATACTACCGCAAGCAATAACACTGCTTTAGGGTATCAAGTATTAGTTGCAAACACCACTGGCAATCAGAACACATCTGTTGGTGCATTTGCCTTAGATGCAAACACCACTGCCTCACGCAATACCGCAATTGGCTATCAGGCTGGGTCGGCAAATACAACGGGTCACGTTACAGCGATTGGCTCTTATGCTTTACGCGAAAACACCACAGGCAACTCAAACGTAGCTGTCGGGGGCAATGATGAAACAAATGGTGGGGCGTTACAGAAAAATACAACGGGTTCAAGTAATACTGCTGTAGGTGTTGCCGCGCTGACAGAAAACACCACAGGCGCAGAAAATGTGGCAGTTGGCTTTGCGGCTTTGGACGCTTGCACTGTTGGAACCAACAATGTTGCTGTGGGTAGACATGCTCTAGGCTCACTGACCACGCCATCTAACAATACGGCGATTGGTGACGCGGCTATGATTAGCCTTACAACGGGTGCAAATAATACAGCAATTGGCAAAGCAAGTTCATTTCTTTTATCAACGGCTAATAATAATGTTTCTGTTGGTCACGCATCATTAGAAGTATGTACGACTGGAGGTCAAAATACGGTAATAGGACAAAATGCTGGTAACTCTATTACAGATGGCTCTCACAATGTTTTGTTAGGTTACTTTGCTGGCGAATCTCTTACGACAGGCGATTACAACATGATTATGGGGATTGACTGTGAGCCTAGTAGTGCTGATGGTCAAAATCAAATTGTTATCGGCACTGCAAACATTGTAGGTAAAGGCAACGCCACAGGTTTTATCAGCCCTAGTGGCGGCGGCGTATATCAAGGTAACAACTCATCGTCTTGGTCAACTACATCGGATGAGCGACTAAAGAAAAACATTGTCGATAACAATGAAGGGCTGTCGATTATCAACCAAGTGCAGGTTCGTAACTTTGAGTACCGCACAGCAGATGAAATTACAGAACTTCAAGCATCTGACGCAATAGAGCGTTCAGGAACGCAGCTTGGCGTCATCGCACAAGAACTAGAAACAGTTGCACCCAGATGCGTAAAGACAGAAAGCACAGGCGTTAAGACTGTGGATAGCGATGAATTGTTTTGGCACATGCTCAATTCAATCAAAGAACTCTCAGCAAAAGTAGCTGAGTTAGAATCCAAATTAGGAGATTAAAATGGACGAACTTACAACAGAACAAATCGCACAGAATTACACCGCTATGGGTCATTCCGTGCAACTCATCACAGACGTTATTGCAGGTGATGCAATGGCAGACGATGATGCAGAGGAGCGTCAGGGTTGCGTAGACCGCAATGTTGAGCATCTGCAACTGATGGTAGCTAAAGACTACTGGACAGATGAGAACATGACAGCAGTCAACGCTGCAATCACAGCAGGTCAAGACTACACTGCCGAATAATAAACCGGAGAACCGTTAATGGCTTACTTAGGCAAATCACCATCACAGGGTGTACGTAATCGTTACTACTTCACTGCATCAGGCGGTGAGACATCAATCAGCGGTGCGCTGACAGGTGGCACCCTGACATTCACTGACGGCAACTATGTTGACGTGAACTTGAATGGTGTGACCCTAGTAGCTGGTACGGACTACAACACAAGCACAGCGAACACCATTGCTGGCTTGTCGGCATTGACTGCAAGCGATGTAGTTGAGATTGTAGTGTATGACGTGTTTAGTGTGTTCAGTGGTAATGTGAACAGCGACTTCAGTGTGGGTGGTAATCTGACTGTCACTGGCACTATAGACATTGACGGCGAAGCCACGACAGATGGCATCACCAACGCTGGTAACTTTTCTACAGACGGCGGTACAATCAAGCTAGACGGTAACTACCCAACAGGCTCAAACAACGTGGCATTGGGTGACACTGCACTTGATGATGGTTCTCTTTCCGGGAGCAACAATACTGCTGTAGGTGCCTCTGCTTTGACAGATAATACTTCTGCTGGACAGAATACTGCCATCGGTTCTTTTGCTGGAACGAACCTTACCACAGGCGGGTTGAATGTTGCCGTAGGTCAGAACGCATTGTTCACAGCTACGACTGGAGTGCAAAACTCCGCTATTGGAACATTAGCTGGTGATGCTATTACGACAGGTAGTTATAATAATCTCGTTGGTACAAATGCGGGTGGTGCAATTACAACAGCCAACGGTAACACAGCTATGGGTCACACTGCCCTAAATAGCACAACTACTGGCGTTAACACTGGCTTTGGCTATGAGGCGGGATACTACACCACAACTGGCACAAGCAACACTTCTGTAGGTTATCAAGCACTGAAAGGCACCACTGCTACAACGGCAAGCAACAATACTGCTGTGGGTCATCAGGCACTCGCCGTAAACACCACTGGCGCAGGAAGCACAGCAGTAGGATATCAGGCTGGTACAGCAAACACCACGGGGCTAGTTACTGCTGTTGGCTACCAAGCACTAGATGCAAACACAACAGCAATATATAACAGTGCGTTTGGTATTCTTGCACTGTCTGCAAACACAACTGGCGAGTTTAACACTGGCATCGGGCGAGAAGCCTTAGAGGCGAATACCACAGCTTCTGGCAACACTGCCGTTGGTTATGGCGCACTAACCGCAAACACCACTGGCGCAGAAAATACGGCGGTGGGTGCTTATGCTTTAGACGCGAACACCACTGGTGGGAACAACGTGGCAGTCGGTAGACTTGCCTTATCAGCTAACACTACTGCTGCGAACAATACCGCTGTCGGTGATGCGTCATTAATGCTTTCAACAACAGGAGCAAACAACACTGCTTGCGGTAAAACAACTTTATATGCGAACACCACAGGTTCTAACAATACGGCTGTCGGTCATCAGGCTCTGGATGCTAATACTACGGCATCTGACAACACAGCGATGGGGCTTAACGCACTTGGCGCAAACACCACCGCATCCTACAACACTGCTGTTGGCAGTGCTGCGCTAGATGCAAACACCACTGGCGCACAGAACTCCTCTGTAGGACACCAGTCTTTAACAAACAACACTTCTGGGTCTTACAACACAGCTATCGGTCAGGGTGCAATGGTGTCTAACACCACTGGAAACAATAACACCTCTGTGGGTATGAATAGCCTGTACAACAGCACCACTGGCGCACAAAATACTGCAATAGGCGTTAATGCTGGTAATTCTATTACTGATGGTGGTCACAATGTTTTAGTAGGCTATCTTGCTGGAGAATCTATTACGACAGGCGATTACAACATAATTATGGGCATCGACTGTGAGCCAAGTGGTGTTGACGGTCAAAACCAAATTGTTATTGGTACTGCTAACATTGTTGGTAAAGGCAACTCCACAGGCTTTATCAGCCCTAGTGGTGGTGGCGTGTATCAAGGTAACAACTCATCGTCTTGGTCAACCACATCAGATGAACGACTGAAGAAAAACATTGTTGATAACAATGACGGGCTGTCGATTATCAACCAAGTGCAGGTTCGTAACTTTGAGTATCGAACAGCAGATGAAATTACAGAACTTCAAGCATCTGACGCAATAGAGCGTTCAGGAACACAGCTTGGCGTCATCGCGCAAGAACTAGAAGCAGTTGCACCCAGATGCGTAAAGACTGAAAGCACAGGCGTTAAGACTGTGGATAGCGATGAATTGTTTTGGCACATGCTCAATTCAATCAAAGAACTCTCAGCAAAGGTGGCTGAGTTAGAATCCAGATTAGGAGATTAAAATGGACGAACTTACAGCAGAACAAATCGCAAAGCACTACACCGCTATGGGTCATTCCGTGCAACTCATCACAGACGTGATTGCAGGTAATGCAATGGCAGACGATGATGCAGAAGAACGTCAGGGTTGCGTAGACCGCAACGTCGAGCATCTGGAACTGATGGTAGCTAAAGACTACTGGACAGATGAGGACATGACAGCAGTGAACGCTGCTATCACGGCTGGCAACGGGTACACAGCAAGCTAATGGCAAAGCCTACAGCAACATCTGTGCAAGCTCAAATCGACACTCATGAAGCGGTATGTGCGGAGCGGTGGCGTGAAACTATCCTACGCATCAAGCGCATTGAACATATTATGATTGGCACTGCTGGCACGACGATTGTGCTTTTACTTAATTTGGTAATGAGCAACTGATGTGGAAACGATTGTTGCTTTTGCGCTGTATGTTTTTGTAGATACCAAGCGGGTGCCAGAGGTCATGCGCTTTAGAAACATTGAGGAGTGTACTTTCTTTGCAAAGAAGCTACACGCCCAAGGCAAGAAGATTACTGCGTACTGCATCCCCGAAGCCGTTAGCAAGACTATGAAGGTGTACTGATGATTGACCCTATCACGGCTTTTAGTGCAGTCAGCGCAGCTAGTGGCGCTATATCCAGTGCTATCAAGGCAGGCCGTGACCTATCATCTCTTGGCGGTCCTATTGCCAAGTATGCTAAGGCAGAGGCCGAGCTGAACTTCGGCGCTACCAGAAAAAAGAACAGCATCTTTTCCAAGATGACTGGCGCTGAACAGGCTGGCATCGACGAGTTCTTCCGTAAAGAAGAGCTGGACAATATGCGCAAAGAGATGCGTTCAATCTTTAACCTTTATGGAAAACCTGGGCAGTGGGAGCGGCTTCAGGCTGAGATAGCTAAGCAACGTGCATTGCAGAAAGAGGAGCTTGAACACAGGGCGAAGATGCGTGACAGACTAATAATGTGGACTGTGGTGCCTTTGATAGTAATAGCAGGCGCTGCGCTACTGTTTTATCTTGTTACGTTCTTGAAGAGCTTGAAGTAGATTGTCCACAAAGACCGGACTTGCTGGGGAGTTTATAGTCTGTTCATCAATCCTACAGCTAGAGGGTGACTGGAAGGTAGTCCACACACCCCAAGATAGGATAGACGTACTGGCTTTTGATGGTTCGTTTTTCTTGCGCGTAAGTGTAAAGACTAGCAAGATATCGGCGGACAAAGATGGCAGGAGGCCCAACTACCACTTTCAAAACGGCAGCGGCTCAAAGAAAAAGACACTGCCAAACACAGAGGAGATAGACATTGTGGCACACTGTTTTCTGGATGACCGAAGGGTTGCGTATTACGCCGCCGAACAGGTGCGCCAGTACAGCCAAAGGCGTCCGCTGTGTTACGCCAATTCGCCGTCTTTTGAACAAGACACTTGGGACAGGGCGGTGCAGATTGTGCAAGGTAGGCTGAAGTGAAGATGTGGGCCTTACATCAGAGGACAACTGAAGAGCAAGCGAGGATAAACCGTGGCAGAGTTAACAATGGAGCGCTTTCTCAAGTGGAAGATACTACCCCGCTTGATGATGATTATGATGTCAATATCGGCTTGGCGGGTAGTGGAGTGGTTCATGCTTATACCGGAGCCAACAAGCCAACAGGCAGCGCTGGTTAGCGTCGTAACGGGCGCTATGACAGGCGCTTTTGCCGTTTGGCTGGGGCATGAAAAGTAATGCAGTGGATGCTTGTAATGGCCTTTGCCATAGGCTCAGGAGAGATTGACTACAAAATACACGCAATCA